TTATTTACCTACTGTTAATACTTCAAAGCTGATAATTTTTTCAAAAAATAAATATTCTTTGCTTGTCTGCTCACCAATAATCTTGTCAAACACATAATATGCCGTGCCTGTGTCAACTGTTCGATTACACCATGTAACAAAACTAGTAATTTCATCATCAGAACATTGATATTCACGTTCGCTGGAATCATTCAGCGTAATCCGTAATAAATTATTAGTTTTAATGGGCACAGGATCAAAGTTTTCTGTCCACCGAGCAATATTAGAAATTCTAAATTCATCAATATAACCTGGGAAGAAAGAGTTATCAGCCACATCATATCCAATTGTTATATTTGCTGATGGAGCTAATATTGATAATGGACTTGTCGCAGTAGAAGTTAAAACCCCGTTTTTAAACCCGTAAAACGTATTACCATTTCTTACTATAGCATAATGGTTTAATTGATTTAAATTTTGTGTACCAAGATTAAATCCATTTAATATATCCCAAGAAGAGCCATTTGATGTCAAGCATACATAGTTTGGTCCCCCATCGAGCGATGCTTGTCCGACAACAAAAGGTGGATATTTTCCTTGCATAACAGATAAAACTCGTGATGTTTTATCAAAGCTTGTTCTATACTCCCACCAATCAATTGTAAAATCACCAGAACCAAAATTAAAATCGGTAGAATTTGGGGTTGTTAAATAGCTACTACTGCCATCCAAATATAAACTTTTTCCACCAAACTTACTTTGTACTGACGATATGGCCGAGCTACCATTAGCCGTCCAAACTTTTCCCGTTTCATCTTTAAAACTATCATCAAAATGTAATAATGATACTGTATTTGTGTCAACTTGATACATAATTATTTCCTCCAAATATTTTTTATTTTCACGTATATTTTTTAAACTAATATTTTTCATAAGGTCAATATAATTAAGAAACTCTACCTTCATTTTGTTTTTCCTGTATCTTGACCTTCAACTTATATTTTTAAAACTCTTCGAACACTATTTATAAACAAAATGCTGGCCAGCGTTGTTTATAAGGTCATCCATAAGCATGCATTCTTATCTTTACCAAAAATAGTATTCATTTCTATGTTTAGTATCGAACACATGTTCTATTATAACACCTTTATAGAAATAAAAAAAGCGGTAGACACTACATTTCCATAGTATCTACCGCTTAAATTTAATAAATATTTTATTTTGCTACAACATACCCCAAAGATACTGCCGCTATAGCTTCCCAGATATTTTTTTGTGTTTTTAGCTTACTCTGCAGCTTTTCCTGCTCCTGCTCGTATTTCTTGAAGGATTGATTCGCATTCTGTAATTCTTGATTGGCTATCTGCAAGGATTGCTGCGCTGCTGCTGTTTGAACTTTGAGCGTCGCTAACTGCGTTTGCAATGTTTGTATTTGATTCTGCGATTCGGTCAGCTGTTGTTTGAGCAGCTCGATTTGACTGGTCAAGATTGACGACTGTTCGCTCGCTGTCGTCAAGTTCTGACTGGACTGACTTAATAGCGTCTTCAGCTTTTCGTTGTTGCTCTGCAGCTGTATCAAGTTGTTCTGTAACGTCATTAGTTGTTGCTCTGTTATTTGGTACGTCTCGGAACAAAAACCAACCGAGGGCGATAAGAATAATGGCAGCAAGAATATAGCCACCGATACGTATATAAGTTTTAGTTTGTTCATTCAATTTTTCCACCCCTTAAAATAATTTGTACAAAGTCAATATTACTCAGCCTTAGCATTTTCTTCATATACAGGCACACCATATGCCGATAAATCTAATCCAGTAACATAATCAAATGTATTATCTGCTCTATTTGCATATCCGACAGCATACTCTCCACAACTTGCAGCTGATGCATACTGTTCGTGGAACAAATCCCGTACTGTTGCCAACGACCTAAGATCATAGCCACGGTCTTGCCGACGCTGCAAAAACCTCGACACTATATAATGACTGGTAGGGCACCAAATGCCGGCATAAATCGTGCAACGACTATCATCAAGCGTTTCAACCTCCTGCAATGTATCCACATAAGTTGCAGTGTCTTCTGCTAGTAAAGCAATTTGCGCCTCTTGGCCTTCCGGTGAATCAAGTAACTGCGCCAACGAGTCAAGTTCTCCAGCTGCCTCGATATCGCTATAAGTTCGACCCGTATAATAATCGCCGCCTGGTATCGAAGATAGTAACGACTCTGCTCTGCCGCCTTCCCATTGCGAACAACCTATACTTGGATAATCACCGGCTGTGCTGCATGACACCGCATTAAATCCACCTTCAACGCCAGTATTTACAAGCCCTTTTGCTATTTCTCTAGCTAATTCTTCTTTTGTCATTTTTCATTTCCCCATTTCATCTCTTATTTTAAATTGATAAATCTTCTGGATACGCATACCGATCGCCCTCATGCGAATCGATATGCAGCACATGCCCATCAAAACTCACAAATCCCTCGAAGGAATTTTTTAAGCTTTCATTTGGGCAACTGCTTTCTTGAAAGATTGCCCGAATTTTATTGCGCTCTGTTTCTGTGAGCGGCTTACCGCCTTTAATTACTGTGATTATCATTTATATCACCGCCTCTCTTTTCTGCTTTACCGCCCATATATCCGACAAGACCGGATGCAATGGACATCGCCAGCTCATTCATTCCTAAAAAAATCGCCGCAATCAGCGCTGCAACCAGCCCGATTCCGACGATTTTTTCTGTATTCAGTTTTTCACCCACCACACATCACCTCCCTTCATGGCTCTTGCTGCGGTAATTGTAAAAACTTATGATATATCTCTGTAATGGCTCCATTCCCATCTAAAGCATGATATGCATTATACATAATAGTTACGTTATCCACCGCATAAAAAGGCGCCCATCCTTTCTCACAATAATGATTATAATTTTGCAAGATACGGTCTCTTAGGATTGCTCTTACCCCATCTCGTATTGCTACCTGTTTTTTAAATTCCATCATCAATCTTGCTGATGCAAGCGAAAACATGCCTGTTACCGCCCAAAAGATTACACTCTCCCAAAATGTCATTCACATCATCTCTTTTCATTTTATTTTTTAAATTATAAAGGCATAACCCTTAAATGGATTAACCGTCATGTTTACCTTTATTGATTTTAGATAGGAATCGTACATTTTGCCGTATACTGTTGTTTGGGTGTGACCATATCCATTAGGAAATGAAATTCCTGTCACTATTTCTCCTGGACTAACATTATAGTAATAATTAGTCGGATTATGGTCAGCCCACGCGACTCGAATTGAATACCCGTTTGGATATAAATTACTATAAACAGTTAAATAACTAGCATTTGCATTTGCATATGCTGAAGAAATTATTTGAGTAATCTTAGTTGGATAAGTTGGAAAACTAGCAAAAGCGGAAGAAGTCGGATTTATACTATAAAATACTAGAGTATCTGAAATGTCGTTGCCAATATACACCGATACATCCAAAGCCTTGCCTTTAGTGCCATTTGCCGGGTTCATTACATCTCCCCATTGGGCTTCGGTTATTGCATTTATCACGGCCATTGTCATTCCAGACGTTGCAATGTTTGTCTTATCTATGGTGTGCCAAGCGTTTGCTGAAAAAGCTGACCAAGTTAATCTACCGTCGAAACTTACCAATATTCTAAGGCTCTTGCCAGTTGCCACTAAATTTTGTATGGACAAAATGTTTTTGAGATTTATATTGGTGAAATCGGTAGTGGTTATTACAGCATGATCTCCGTAATTCGGAACCATTGCACAAGGTGGTGTGCCGACGTTCAATATCTTTGGAGGACACCAGAACTCACCATCAAAACCGCCGTCATAGTCTCGAAACAACCTTTCTGCAGTTGTCCGGCGGGCTTCTTCCTTAAATACTTCGAAGTCCAAGTACTCAAGACAGCCATTGGAATGCTTGATATTAAGCCAGCACTTGTTGACACCCTTAAGCCACTGACCGGACGACAAATTAATGTCAATGGCAGTTATGTCCAATTCCCCCGCTGAATAATCAACTGCTATCGTTCCGTTTATAAGCAATTGATAAGAACCTCTAAAGTCTGTTCTCCCATAGGTTTTGGCGTGGACATTAACAATTGCAGCCCGGTATTGATGCGTCGCTGTTACCAGCAAAGTATAATGATTGGACGCATAAGAATTTTCTTCTAATACTTTTAGATCTATCCCCATGAAATTTCTCAACAATCGGGGAACTGAGTCAGATTCTCTGGTGTCTTCCAAGAAGCCAAGATACTTATCAACTTTTATTGAGCCAGGTTGGTCTTCAACGAAAACACCGGGAGCATCATGCACATTTGTCTTGCCAAGCTCCTCTTTCTCGAAAGCCATCCCAATCAAGCTTATTGTTGATCTCTTGCCGAATTCTTGAGTTGCCTCCATGCCAATACAGCCGGAACCACCGTATAATCCCGCTTTGTTGCAAATTTCATAAGAAAATTTGTTATTTGGAGTTTGAAAGGCTTTATTTGCTTCTATGAGAAAAGCTTTATTGCTCTTCGGCAATACTACGGAGAATTTGTTTTCTTCTGCATTTGCTACAGCTAAATTAGCTTTGTTTGGTAAATATGACTTAATTTCTTCGGAAGCCTTCCCCAAATGGGAAGATGGAATCAATATATCTGATTCCATCGGAATTATTTCGTTTCCTCCAAAATTATGTGGTTCTGATACTCCCCACGAGAGATTGGAGATATTTGGCCAACCATCCAACACCCCAGACAAAACATACAATCTATATCCTAAATATGCAGTATTAATTTCAAGGTGCATTTCCATCTCGAAATTTGTGTCCTTTACCCCATTGGCGTTAGTTATATTACTTTGGATGTCTATCCAAGAACTCCCATCCCAAGCCTGTACTTTAAAACTAGCAAAACTTCTATAAATCATGGTCATATAATTAACCAAAATAGGGGAGGAATATATAATGGAGACCCAACGATTCCCCCCCGCTCCTCCAAAACTTAGTCCAGCCCCACGGTTGGAATCAAAAGCCATGTACGGCATTGATTTGGCATCATAATAAGAACTGGCTGCGATAGTGAAGGAATAGGTAATTCCCTTGAAAACCAGGCTTCCTGCGGCAGCAGTTGCAACATTTGGTATAAATGATATCATGATTTACCTCCTTAGTTTATGCGAATTAACAAGGCTCTGCTAGGGAAAGCGGTTGAAACCTGAACCATGGTGATTACCACGTAATATACTTCAGTTCCTATTGTAATGGTGTCCCCGGTCGATAAATTGGTTCCTGAGTAGAAAGCACATTTGACTCCGTCTAGTTTGCCTCTAAAGCCTTCCGCTACGCTACCATAATATATAGAAGAAACCGAAAATTTATTCGCTGCATTTGGATCACCTGGTGGAAGTAAAGCATATGAATTTAAATTATAAGGTGCTGTTACCGCTGCAACAGTATCGGAAGAATTACAAATGGATAGAAGTGATGCACCTGCCGGATTTTGTGCCGAAGCTGCTACAAGGACGCCTCTAGATGCAGAATCTGCCACGAATAAAGAATCCGGTTCACCCATATAAATGACCATTGGTCCAAGACCTGATGGATTCGGATATTCAATTTCCAAAATAAGTTTTGAAGCGTCTGCATAAATTTTATAATTTACGACCGTATCTTTACCTAACGCTGTGCCAACCGCTGCAACTGGTGCAATATACAAATTACTCCAAGCTAAGGTCGGTCTTCCAAACACACCGGCAACACCTGTTGCACCTGGTACATACGTATCTTGTAATCTGTAAGACATTGCACAAAAATCCGTGGTAACAATTGAATTGGTTGCTGCAGCGCTGGTATCTCTAATATTTAACAATAAGTTTTTGTCTCCGGTGTTGCCCGCCGATTTAAAAACTTTAAAGTCTGCACTAGCCAGAGATGCTATATCTGTCCACCCTGCTGCTGTTAATTGATCACATATCAACTGGTAGATAGCTGATTTAGCACAACTCCCTGAAGTGAATACATAATTTGTTGGAACTGCCATTATAAAATCCCCCTAATTTTTTAATTATTTTTTATCGTTACATGAAAAACAATGCCGGTATCATCCCCGGCTGTAGCTGCCCTAATCACATCCCCGGCCTTAATAGAATTGTTCTGCGTAAGTCCCGTGAATTCTTGATAAGCTGTATTTGCCGGAAACGTTAAAATACTGCCGCCAGCAAGAGTCCACTTATCTGCCTTTGCTGCATAGTCCGCTTTCGCTTGCACTTCTATATTGAATTGTAAAGCTGTCGCCTGCGGCTCTGAACAAACAACTGCAATATTTTGTATGGTTCCATTCCATGGATACATTAATTCGTTATCCCCGCCTACAAAAACCACGTTTCTTATGTCTTCATAGACAGGATTTCCCTTGTACTGTAACGCACCATTTTTCTCTGACAGCTCTGTCAAAACAACTGGAATATCTTGCAGGTTCATCCAATTCAGTACAATGTCCATACTTTCTTTTTCGGCTCTTTTAATCCAAACAGAATTTGCCGCATCATACATGTATTCAGCCCATCCAGATTTAACAGTAGGATCAGCCGTAGCGTTTAAAACATGGACCTGCAATCCATCGTAAAGTAAAGATCCTGTTATAGCATCGCGATCAACGATGGTATTTAGAACCCGCATTTCTTTAACATTGGGCGGTAGTTGTGACATTGGTATATAGCCACTGTTGTTTAGCTCAGGATAACCGCCTGCTTTTCCTTTGTTTTGAGGTGTTTCTTTGGAGTCGAGCACCGATTGCAAATCTGTAATGGCTGCAATCGTATGCTGATCCGGTAAATTACGCCCCTGCAGGTCTTGATGCTTTATAACCGTTGCCCCGCCAAACAGTTTCAAAATCCAAGTGCAAGTTCCATCTGTGGCAACATCACCTTCACCATAGCCACTTGGTTCGCTTGTTCCTGAAGTCCCTGGCGTTTTGCACATAAAAAATCCCCAACTAGGACAAGTTGAGGATCGAACGACGTCTTGTTTTTTATAATCTTTATTTGGCTGCCACATATCAAAATGAGCTTTTGTATCTGCATGCGTTTTTGGTAAAACGGCTGCATCGATTTTTTGAAAGGTTGCATTTATTTTTTCTTTCATTACAAGATCTGATTTTAAAATCAAAGGTAAGCCTAATTCTTTTGTTGTGCTCTCTTCAGCCATCGTGTATCCTCCTTAATTAAAGTCAACAAATTCTGTACCATTCCACTGTATATATTTTTCTACAGTTTCCCCGACTTCTTTAAATTTCGTTTTCAAAACAAACCCTATGTCTAACGTAACCACATCATATTCCGTTTCATTTTTAATCAGCAGAGCTTGACCGTTCGGAATCAGGTATGTGCCATCATAGCACAAAACCGTATTGGCTCCAGCCTGTATTGCGGGCATTCCAAGCAGAATCACCGGAAGACTTGCATAGGATATTTTCTGTACATCAGAGGACGCATTTGGCGGCACAATGATTTCTGTTGAATCAGCCCAAGCCGTAATAAACTGCATTGCCGTCAGCGCATCGGCAGTCCCTTGCACCATCGTTGGTGTAATCCAATGGAACGTTCTTTTTTGCGCCTGATATGACAATAGATCATTGCGCTTTGCATAAATCTCGATGGTAGTTTCTCCTTGAATTTGCGCCAGAGTGCCACCATCCATTGCCCGCTGTGCCCAAGAATACGGTAATTCCAGCTGTGTGCCTGGCAGCGTATATTCTTTTATGAGCGTACTATCCGCATATATATTGACCTTATATTCCAGTCCATCGGGTATAGAAAAATCGGCATTCGTCCAGTATGCTTTTTCATCAGCCTGACTTACACAGCCAAAACTCAACTGCTTGTTGCGTGTCACCCATTTGATACCGAAATTGCCGGCAATATCATCTGCATGCACCTGATCTGAAAGTAAATGCCCACTGATACGAATTCGGCCCGGTGGAGAAGGTCGTTCAGCGCGGCGCACCGTTGTAAGATTCTTAACTTTACTTGCGTCAAAGTCTTCTTTCTTATCAACCGTATTCGCCGTAATATTATAACTTTCAGCCACAACGTTTCCTTCGCTGCAAACCGGACCACCCGTCGTAACATTGGCACAATGCCCGGATTCAATAAAATAGAGAATTTCTCCATTTCCATGGTTCACCGGAACTGTATCATATACGCCACGGATCAGACCTTCAAGTTGCCAATGTCCATTTGGCATCTCGGTAAGATTACTCCATGCCATAATTTCCGTACCGATCAAAACAAGTTTTCCGCCACGTCTTGCGGATATAATATCTGTGGAGGAATCAGCACTTGTATTGAAACGCAAATCTTCAATTCCTCCCAAATCAACGATTTCAATACCGATTAAATCTTCGGCATTACTAAATTCAGCATAGTCATACACCAATCGCCCTGCAGCAGTCCATTTGCTCATGGTATTGGTTGTTTCAAAGGCTGCTCCCATACGCTTTCGCCAGACTGTCCAAGACTGCATTTTTAAATCGGGTTTTACGGCAAGCGCAAAGACATAGGTATCTTTAATTTGCCGAATTTCATAGGGCAATTCGAAATACTGAAAGAGCTGAACCCCCGTTGGATAAAGTGGTTCTGGTTTCCAATCAGACGAATCGGAATAGTTAAAATCTGTTTTGGCCAGACTGAAAATATCTTCCATTGCTTCTATTTTGACGATTCCTTCTGTAAACTTTCCCGAATTCGTATTTGTAATGCGAAGCAGCATGTTTTTGATCCCATATGCCGGAAAATCCAATCGACACACATCTCCAATTCGAAGTTTATAGAGCATTCGATTGCCTTCAATGGATACAGTCGCTAAAGGATAGCCCTGCTGCATAAGCTCTCGTTTTGCAGCCCATAAAGCATTTTCGGCTTTTGTGAAATATGGATAGGAATATGTTTTTGTTGTCAAAATACCATTATTTATCTCAACATTAGCCGGATCCGTATCGGACAAGGAACCTGTTTCATATAAAGAAGCTCGATCGGTGTACGTAGCCGATATTTCTGATATCGTTTCGCGCCAATCCAATCGGGAAAAGGAAATGGTTGAAATATTGCTTTCATTTAGCAAAAAGATACCATCTGGATCTGTAAAATCGGTATCATTTCGAATGAGTTTATATTTTAATTTTCCTGTCTTAGGCTCGATATATTTCACAGCATTAATATGTTCACAAATAGAGGATAACAAACTGCCGGCCGTAAGTTTACTATTTAAATTTGTGGTAATCCCTATCTTTTCTGTTTTTAACGTTTCACCAATTTCTTTCAGTGATGCCAAATCTAACAGTTCCTCTGATTCTGCCAAGCCCCAATTTTTATTGACATGTGTTTCATAAAAAAATTCTGCTGGATTTGCATCTTCGTCAATCCCGCCTAACCCCAAAGCATCCGGTATATTTTCAATGTCATACCACATCGTCGGTACCGTTGCCTGTTTACCAACATAAGCCGTCGGAACTACAACCGATATAAACGGTCGATAAGCCGGTGTAAGCCCGCGCAGTTCTTCCTGCACCGTATCGGCTTGCATTTGATTGGACATCCATGGATCGGGTTTTTGATTTGTGCCACCCAAATACACATGTATTTCACCAACAAAGCCGCCTTCCTCGTCCGGGCCGCCAAATAATTGGTCATTATCGATTTTTATAATAAACGGTGCTCCATTTTGCTCACGAGCACTAATACTACCTTCCCAAGCAAGCTTTTCATTCATATATATTTTTTTGAGCTTTGCATTCGGACTGGACCAACAAAGAATTTGTTGATACCCCAGATAATATTTAAAGCCTTTTTGAATGGTTGTTTTAAGATTCCGTCCATTGATGAGCCAGGATAGCAGCCACATGAAAAGTGAATTAATCAAAGGACCTACCGCCATATCTTTACCTAGAATTTCTACATGAGCATAGCCTCCTTCACCACCAGTAACTGTCCCGCCGCCTTTTCCTTTTGTTGTTGCCGGCGATGCAATATATTGTGCTATCAAAGTAAAAACTAACGGCCATGCATTAAAATTTGCATGAGCCGCATAGGTTTCTGTATAAATTTCAGATTTAAAATCACCATAATAACTTGTAATCGGAGATTTTACCAGGCCCGTTCCTATAACAGCCGGAATCACATCACCTAATTTTGTTGCAGTTACATTGAGTGTACTTGGTGAACTGGAATCACTATTTGAATTTGAACTTTTATTGACCAGCTGTGACAAGAACGTTGTAATGCCCCAGCCTACATATGGATCTAATGACATCTCATCACCTCTATAGTTTTATTGTTCCCACAAACCCTTTTGAATCTCGATTTACCACCTGTGAATCAACCCAGTAGATTCCTTTACCAACTGGATTTTTTTCGCTGTCCGTTGGTTTGATATACGGAAACCCCGTAAAATTATCGGTATTTTTAAATCGCTTTGCACAAATTGAAAATAGATGTGAGCATCCCGGTGTAACGATCGCATCATTATATGGATTTCTTAAAAATGGATACCGAATGGTGATTACTTCCCCTTTGTGGGACTCGATCATTCTGACCTGATTGTCATAATAAAAGCGACCTCCCACAAAATATCCATCTTCAAAGTTTGTAAACTGCGCGGAATAGATTGTAAGCTCACTGACTTTATCAACGAAAATTTTAACCTGCCAGTCTTCTTTTCGTAATTGGCAGTTTTGATCAAAGATCGAATTGCTGCAAGAATATCGATATGTACCGTTTGGTAATTCTTTTTCAAGCCAATTTTCTAGTTTTGCTGTCAGTGTGCATTTTGATTCTTCAAAATTCGCCTGACTGATTTTTCCATAAAAAACAACATCGTATTTATCAACATTGGCGGCATGGAGACGATAGATTTTAACAACAACCGTTTTTTCCGGTGGCGCACCTTGGAACAGCTTTGCAACCGGATGATCTTTCCAAACCGTAATTTCCATATTCGTCGCGGAGGATCCACTCGTATTTGGGGTAATTTCTGCACGTTCGATATAATCTGCAAAATAGGTTTCCGTACGAACACCTGCAGTGGTCGGAATGGTAATGCTAACATCTTCGAAATTCGAAGTATACAAATAACTGATATCGTTTTGCGTAAAAGCATACAGTTCAATCGGCTCACCGTCTTCAATGGATTGTTCATAGAGCGTAATATTGCTGTCATCTTTCATTTACTCGGTCACCTCCGCAAATTCCAAATTCATATTTGCGATTCCCGTTGTTTGATAATTTGTTGTTAGCGTATCGCTGTTATGCCGATATAAGCACAAGAATGATATCATCCTTATTTGTGTTCTGTTTAAAGCTCTTTGAATCGGCATTTCCAAATATATTTTTGCATAAGTTTGGCTATCATCAAGGCTAAAGCCAGCTATTTTCAAAATAGCAATGGTTCCATCTCTGAAAAACACAATCAGAGTCTTTCGTCTTTTATTGCTGGCATAATATTTCCAATATAAACTAAAACGAGCCAGTAAAATACTGCCCGATACCACATCCGCCACAAGCTCTACATCATTCACCCAAGTGGGAGCATAAAACGATTTAAGCCGACCTTTGCACCGATAAAAGAAGCGCTGTAAAAACTGTATTTCTTCCCGGGCAATTGCCGTGTATTCTATCGATCGAATCTCGGTTGTTTCTTTTGATTTTAGATCATAGCGAATTGGACCGGATTGATTGTCGAGTCGATTGGCATTTCGGCGGTAACTACTGCCGATGTCGTCATTCCACGTTGGCGGCATCATAAAGAGTTCGCGTCCCACATATTCGCCTGGTGCATTTTTAGATTCGGCAAACGATATTCTTGGGTATTGATACGCGTCAATCGCATCAGGCAATTTGATCTGCAGCCCACGATTTATAAATTCAACATTAATTGTCATTGTCGTTACATTCGATGTTTCATTCGTATATTTATCTTCTTGCTGTAAAATCCCCCAAAAGACCGGCACAACAACCGTCTTGCGCGGTAAAAAATCATGGGTGACTTGTTTTGCTAAGTGCAATACACCATCTGCTGTTGTATTTATAATAGAAAAATATTCCCCACCGTCTTGATCGTTCGACCAAAGCATTGTGCCTGTACAACCCCTATAATTCCACATATCATCTTTTGTCACTTCCACAATAGTTTGCTCGGCATAGATTTTTTTACGCAGCCGACTATTTGCATGCCAGAGCGGAAATTGCAAGGTTTGTGTTTGTGTGCTGCAGGTTAATGCCCGTAAATACTGACTTTGCTTACTCTCTAATCCGATATATTCATACCCGACGTAACGTCGCGGATTGCCCCGAAGAGCAGAGCGTTGTTCGGTATTATCCCAAGCGGTTAAAATTTGGGTTAGATATTCAATTCGTTCTGTTATTGTTTCTTCACTCAATAAAACTCACCACCTTGGCGACAAATCAAAGATTCGTTCAACCGATTCTGTAATACTACCACTGCCAAGCCATTTCCATAGAGACCATAACATCCATGGTTCGTAAACAGGTTTACTCATATTCATAATGGACGCAAAAAATGCAACCATCATAAATTCTCCTAAAACGAGATCGATGGCTGCATTTCTTTGTTTCGTTGCCAATGAGAAAATACTATCGGGTCCTTTTATTGCCATTGCCGTATAATCACCCGTTGCATTTCGCATTGGTGTTTTCGACCGCAAATCATGGATTCCAATCGCCTCTTGCAAAGATTGTGTCACTGTATTTTTTAAATTTACGGATTCGGATTCACTCCGCACAATCCGATCACAACGATTATGCAATGTTTCATTAAAATATTGATCCACATAGGCTAATTTATAACCCTGTGAAATTGACATGTCATCCTTGGGATTCGTTGGATCATAATCACTGCCCCGCCTTTTAATCCAAGCAATCAAAAATGCATCATCGATAAACTTTGCTGAAAAATAGATTTTAAACTGATGCGAACTTAAAATCTCCCATACAATCCCCATATCAGACAACGTATGAATCTTTTCTTCTACTACATTACCCTTATCATCCGTCACGGTAAAGATGCCGCCAACTGCATCATAATAATACGTCCAGCCTGCATTAAGTTGCGGATATTTTACAATGGTACTGTTGCCATGAACGATCCCGATTGATTCAAATTCGGTCCATGTCATTTCATCCCCATAATACTCTGCGTGATAGTTAACACCAATTTGTCCTAATGCTTTCATCCGGATTCGATCAATACCGCGAGGACAACGATTTAAACTTGAGGATACGTTTGGTAGATATCCGCCCGATAACATATCGAGCATAGCGCTGCCTCTTTCCGTAGACATTGCCTCACTCCTTTACTGCATGATGGACAATCCATCATACCCAAACATTCCTGCTCGCTTCACGTGTGGAAAAACTTGATGCAGATTGCCCGATTTTCGATAGGCTATTTCATAAAAACTGGTCGGCGCTACATTTCGCATTGAGATGGAATAAAGCGTCGAAACATATCCAACCTGTGAAAAGTTCATCAGTGAATCCGGATCGCGTTGGATATAAAGAACGATCGGCAAATTAACACTAATGCAGTTTGCTGTGTTAACATTTCGTCCATAATCACCCACCGACTGCGACTGTAAATAGGCGTAATGCGGTACCTTCGGAAACCAGCCCGCACTAAATGCATCTAAATTGGTCAAAGGCGTTGCTAATATTTTCCCAGTGCTGCAAACACCGCTCGCAGGACCGGCTGCAGCCCAAAGAACCGGCTTTAATCGAAGTGGTGCTGCATCCACATCAATTCTCAAAAATGTACTTGGATTGGCGGACATTCCAAATAAATGGTTTGATCCGGCAAAAAGTTCATCTACCGACCAGCCTGTCGGAAACATCGTATATGAATTTTTACTGCCACTGACGAGCATTCCACCTGTCCAGGCTCCAACTTTCTGTGTTTCTCCAAAAGCGAGATGTTGAAACAGTCCTTTTTGAAGTTCCAAAGAAATCATTACCATATACGTAGAATTTTTTGCATCGACTGCATAATTGCACCATAAGCGATAATTTCCATTTTGGTTGACTGGAATTCCCGCACCGATTACCTGCTGTGCATTATTAACGGTTGCATTTGGTTGATCAAACCACTTTCCACTCGGAGGGTTGACCGTATAATTTGTTGCTCCGATCAGCCCTATTCCATAGGCTTGTTGGGAATTTTGCTGACTATCAAAAATCACTTTGCCATTTGCCGATCGAAAGACAGCGTAAATATCATTTTTCTTAACAGCTAAAACTTTACCATCGCTGGATCCGCTGCCATTAATATCTAAATCTGCTGTGCAGTTATTTAAAATCGTAAAATCTTTACTTAGAAGAAAATCTCTTATTTTACTCAGAACGTCATCCGGCCCGCCCAGATTTTCATATAATACATAAGCCATAAGGAGCTCACTTCCTTTCATCTATTTTTATGATGCAATTCATATTGCGTGAGAGCCGCTCAATCCGATTGAGTTCGGCAATTTGTCGTTCATTGGATTGCTGTTCGCCAAATAGAACCGAAAAAAAGTTTTTGATATGAAACTTTCTGCCGACCCATCCACTTGGTATCGCAAGATACGTATTACCATTTTCTTCATATAACCCATAGCGCGTAATTGGACTGGCTGTCCAATATATATTGGGGATTTTACCAAGAATATTTTGCTCTGTATTGGCTGCTGTTGCCATCACAAGCAGTAACGGTTCTAATTCATATTGCTCACTATTTTCCTTATCGATCGTATCAATCGGTCCATTGTAGATAGAACGCACCGCGCTGAAATCAGTCAGAAATGGCGCTATATAATACTTTGAACCAGGTAGGCGTTCCGGCTCTTTGTGCGCGGAATAATATTGACCCAGCTTTTTATTATAATAAGCATCTTCCTGCAATCCAATATTTGCAAAGGATTGCCAGTTCCCGTTTGGCAGCATCGCCTGCACTTGTGAGTATATAGATCCATCTAAAAAAGAATTCGATCCATCCCACCAAGTAGCAGGTAACATCGGAATCCCGTGAGAAAGCGACCAATTTTTTTCCGTGTAATCCAATCTAAAACCATATTCAACAGACTCTTTAAATATCTCAGTGAGTGGTAAAACGCCACTCGTTCCGCCCAGTGCCATCGCTGGAAATGAATATTCTTTTTGGCTGTCAAATGGCTCAAAAAAACCAACACTCGCCATGTCCCAGTGATCAAGCCAATGAATGATAAGAGTAAGCCGATGTCGATCTTTGCAAATATATACGGTTCGGGTACGTTCGGCAGCGTCTTGTGTTTCTTCATTTTTTACCATATCAAAACAAGTTGGACTATACCCGATTGCCGGACAGCCCACGCCAGGATAATTTGGTGCATCAAAGAGAAAGGGTATCCTCATTTCTTTTGTATTGTAGTATTTCAAAGGCTTCGCTTTTATCTTGTTGCGCTCATTCCCCATAAGTTCCGACCAATCAAAATCAGCCTGGTATTGTTTAAACATCGAAAAAAACAAGACGTTCGCATCACTCGCAAAAATATCTGGTGTTGGTTGAAAAACAAAAGAATCGGCTTCATTAAAGGTGTAATTTGTACTATATTCGCGAATCGGTTTACCATCCGCCCCATATTTTGTACGAATCACCACATCATGCGGGATTCGTATTTTTGTAGTTACCTTGCCATTTAAGATAGAAAAATCTGTTTGATCTGATATTCCCAGTCCATTTTTGTTCAAAGCAAACTCTTTGCGTAAAATATCATCCTGCTTAAACCAGTTTGCGTAGGATGACCCTACACGGATTTTGTCGGTCATGAGCCCCATATATCCATATTCCCCATCTTGATGATTCGGTATTTTGAGCACTGTTCCAAAAGGCCAGCTTAGACTTCGTATGAGTTGCCACGTATCATCGCCATGGATGGTTTTATCTGTTACATAAGCGATGACGTCTGTAAGGACCTCATCCAAAAATGAATCCGATGGACCTTGATATTTTTTTTTAATAAAAGGCATGTTCTACCACCTCAAAACCATTCAATCGCAAAATATTCATCATTATCTCTCCGGAAGATATTATTAAAAACTTTATAAGGTTTCCCCTCATGAATCAGTGTATCTTTTGCGGAAAGATCTTCGCGATTGCCGATGAAATATACACCGTCAAACTGCCCAACAATTCCTGGATTATCACATTCATAAAGAAGCACTGGAAATTCGATTACATTTTCTATCGTTAGAGAATTATCCAGCACTGTTAAAACGTTTGTCGGTTTCGTATTTTGTGGCCATGTGCAAAGTTTTCCTTTTATAGGACTGCTGCCTTTATTTTGTCCCGCCCGCCAAGTTCCATCCATTCGGCGCATTCGCAGAGATGTATTATCTCCATCTCCGCCCGGATTCATAAAAGCACTATGTGCATCTGACGTAGCTGACCAAGCCACACCATCATAAGCACTCGCACCAATTACCAACGGATATGGATACTGCCTTTCTACTGATACCGTTTTTACAAAACCAATATAGGCTGACTCGTATTGCGTAGACATCTGCACGACTAAAATAAAGCGTGCCGGATTGGCTGTTACCCAGCAGTTCAAACGTGTCCCGTCGGCCAGTGGAATAATTGGCAATGTTGCATGATAAATACAGCCTGGTTGTTCAAACCACTCAAGACCTGGGTCATATCCTGCGAAACCATTGAATCTAATATCTGTTTGTTCGCCTTTATTAACGACCTGAATGCCTACATAAATCTCATCCTCACCATCACCAACACCTTTTAATATAAGCTCACCGCCAATGCCCGTGCCCTGGTCATAAGCCGCATTTGCAAATTCTGCTAAAGTAGCAGGACGTATCAACTGCCAAGCCATGCCTGGTGCAAAATTAGCCGGATCTATTAAAAATGCTACCACTTGTTTTACAAAATCTTTTGCGCTATTCGCAACAAAATCTATACAGGCCATTTCATCAACCTCCTTTATTTTTGGCATAAGAAAAGCGCCCCTATAGAGGCGCTACATCATCAAACCTTTTCAAGTTTATTTCCAATATCAATATCTGATAAAACTTCTATTAAACTTTTATGTATGGCTTCTTTTGTGGCTCTCACCCAACTTGGGGAACCAAATGCATTACCCGCCTCTCCCTGTTTTACTATATCCATACGGTATAAATATTCAGCACTATTTACATCTACGATACGAGCTCGCAATGTAACATTTTGCTGAAGAATATTCGTCCAACCACTAGTCGTTGCAGTCCATCCTGAAAAATAGACTGGTAAAACTATGACATAATCATATCCATACTTCGCGCCAGCCGAAATAAAATCCATCTTTTTTAGAGCATCTAATTGTGTAATGCTTTTATCTTCAGCATACTCTTGTAATTTCGTATAGACTTTTTTATCTTTTACTAATTCAAATTGTTTACTTGGAAATTTTTGATTTAAAATTTTATCTATCTCATCAATTATTTTTTTCTCAGCTAAAATCTGATTATCACCGGCAAGCACTATAGCAATTCTTTTCCGATCAGAATGATTTAAAAGAACAATATTATCTTTTGATTGATTCTTTGAAGTTACAATTGGCTCTTCATTAGATTCACTAATTTCGGTAACAGCGACATTTTTTGATACTTTTACAGTATCTTCATTCTCTTTATTTTCAACCTGATTTGCTTGCACAGCTACTTCTTGTTGATGCTTCATTGCGACTTGATCATGTAATCGTTGGGCCCCAGTTTCTCCTTGTATAAAGATGATAGTACAAAAAATTATTCCTAATAATATCGATATCCTTTTCACGTAAACTAACCTCCATGTTTTTACTTTAATTATACAATGTCGTATATTTGTTATCAATATCGACACAAAAGAAGGCACTCACATATTTGCAAGCACTTAATGACTATTTACCCGAATGAATAATAGCTTTAAAAATACCATTCCACAAGTCCGCTTTTTTCATTATATCTTGATGAACCAGTCCATTTTCCTCGGTCTTACCCACATATAATGTAATCGAATTAACTGGATTCTGCATGTCATTTACCATTAATTTCAGCTCAACTTTATTTACATATGTAGTCGTTTTTGCTTTTGATCGTTTTGATCCTGTTACTCCGCCAACAATCAAACCTGCTCCCCCTAAGAGAATACCGCCAACTGCTGCACCAAGGACCTGACTTCCACGGTTTGTTTTAGTTATTGTTCTTGTTTCGGAATCAGTAGTTTCGCTTACCTCAATTGATATAATATCCTTGCTATCAAAAAAGTGAATATCTGGCATTCCACTACTGTTTTTCCTAATAATACAAGTTCTTCGGGTAGTATTATCAACACCAATAAATAAGTTATTACTAGTTACGCAATTAGATAATTCAAAATCAGTAAATACATCTGTAATAAACTTTGACGATTTCTCATTTATCACACCAAATTTTTGTATGGATTTATCCTTTACTATCCATAGATTAGATCCCTTTAAAGGATACAGTTGATATGATTTGCTAAATCCATTTTTCAATAAGGCAGGTTTCAATTGGTCTTGAAAATTTTTGCGTGATATAAAAAAATACGCAAATAAAGCAAACACTAAGAATGATACGACAAATATAAACATCTTGATAGCGCCTCCATGCTTTTTTATTCTGATTATACAATATACCAAAATCCTAGTCAAAAAGACTGAAGGCGCTATCAAATGAAACACATAATCCTTCCATAATGATTCATTAGAATTTCTTATTTATCTTACTATATAACTTTGCATTTTCTATATTTTCTTTTCGAACTTCACTCCGAATAAGAGAACGTCCATATGTATCAAAAACACGTTGGCCATCAACATAGTTTTCAATACGAACAGGCGAACTGACCTGCGTACCAAGATCTGCTGTAAAGGATGTCAACCCTTTACCTGCTGTTTGTGAGCCAGTCCGACCTACAAACCCGCCACTTGCAAAAGCGGGAAGATTCACACGCATATTACCAAAAGTTCCATTATTGATACGATCCAAAACATTTAACCCATAGCGCTTAACCGCTGATGCTTTCACAACAAATTCGCCATGAGATAGTCTTGATAATATGCTGTCACTAGTTCCAGTTCCCGGTCCTGTAATCAAGCCACCATCTGCATGTTTTTCTAAATTGAACCCATTCCATGAAAAATCATATGGATTTGATTTAGAAGTTGAACCCGATGAAGCTGTTGATAAATTCAATCCAGATCCATTTGGAATCGAGTTCACGGCTGACTGCATAATTTGTGATATATTCGAAAAGAATGACTGTGTTCGCGTCGCAAAATCTTGAGTCTGCCCACTAAAAGTTGATAAAAATTCACTTGTATTATTTGTTATCGAACCAAATTGTGTTGATAAACCATTTAAATAAGATACCGTTTGATCTGCATCCGCCGTCGTCTTTTTATCCTTTGAAATTTCCTTTTGTGGGTACCATTTATCCATAAGGTTTCCAACAATATCTTCAGCAAACACTTTTTGCATTGATTTTAAGATCGTTGATGCCAAATTTCGGAAAGCTTCGCCCAACGATGCAGCTTGCGTAATACCATCGGTCAAAAAAGTAACTAAACCATCTTCAAGAGATTGTTTCGCCGCCATACGGATTTTATCCAACAGTGGTGGAATTTTTTTCAACTGTTCATTATAAGCAATTAATCGTTGATTTTTATCAATTTCCTCGGAAAAGATAGTTTGTTTTTCGTTGTTCCCATTTTCAATAATTTCCGCCCGATCTTCAGGCGTTTGTGCAGCTTTCAATCTATCAGCTAACTTTTTTTGAGCATCCGCATAATGACCGCGACCCGCATCCAGCCTTGCTTGTGCAATATCCTGCTCTTGCTGATACTCCCAAGAATTTACTTGCTGTTTTGCCCTGGTCTTTTGACCAGTCGTTCGCCAAAAATCAGAATCGATCATATTATTTTGCCAGGTTGCATATTCCTTAACGGATTGCTGAAATTTATCAAGCATAGCATTTAAGTCTTTTTTGACATTATCAATAACTTTTTTTATGCTTTCAGCTAAACCAAGATCCCCCATATTAGCTGCTTCATCAGCAATATTTTTAAGTTTTTCAACCCACACATTTATTTGTTGGCCATAATTTCCTTTGTTTATATAATCAATATAGCTCTTCGCAGCATCACCAGCCGTATAAAAACCTGCAGCAATTTTATAATACATATCGTCAGCATTATCTTTGACCGTCTGCATTCCTCTTGTCAGATAACGCTGTGCCTGCGTAGACTCAAGATCCAGTTCTTTTGCATTCAAAATAATTTGTTCTTTGCCTACAGCATCTGTATTGCTTTCTGCCTTATATGTTTTGATTTTTTCTTGAGATGCCTGTATTGCTTGTTTTTTGGGAATCGTAGAAATATCATCAATTAATTCCAGAAAGGCTTTTGTGGTTTCATCCGTACGTTTTTCATTTTCCTTGGCTCTTTCACTAGTTTTAATGCCTAATTCAGAATTCACAGTAGGCGCTTGAAACGTCATGAACGATTCTTTTTTGAAGTTTGTAGCATCAAAATCCAAATGACCAGCCGTTGCTTTTTCTGATGGGTTTTTATATTCATCCAGAACATGCAACCCTATATTTTCTGCATATTGGATAATTTGATCCCGAATTTCATTTTGATTCTTTTCCAAAAGAGTAGAATCGGCATCGTCTACAACATCAAATTTGTTTCCGCTGACATGACCACCCCAATCTCGGTACCCAGAAGATACTACCATTTGGTTTCCTGTCAGTTCCTGATATTTTTGACTGACTGCAGAAATTGCTTGTTTTGCAACATCACTCAACCCTTCGATATTTACACCATCAACTTCTCTATGCCAAGTACTTCCCTCCGGCATAGCTGTCGCAGCCGATCTTGTTTCTTGAATTTTAGGTGCATTCATCAGTTCCGTTGCTCGTGCAAGCAGATCTGAAGCATGACCTTCTACACTATTAGCATACGCTTCAGCTGCTGGACCACTCCCATTATAGCGAGATAACGCCGTATGTTGATTCCCATATTGATTTAATAGCTCTATAAGATAACGAACCCCACCATTTGCATTGGATTGCAAGTCCCAAGGGTTTCCATTGTCAGCTAAGCTCCTAGCATGATCTGATGTCAACTGCATTAATCCAATACCGCCATCAAAGGAGGTCTTAACGCTTCCGTCATCAGACCAATGGCGACGTGATGATTCTTGCTCTGCCATTCCAAGAACTAGATCATACGTCAATTGTCCCGTCTTATCTTGATCTTTAAGGCTTTGATAAGCATTATATAATGCCGCCTCTTCGGGCGTAGACCCTTGTGGAATTTCTCGGCCGGTTGGAACCATACCATTTGCATCGGCATGCATCTGATCACTTACACCCTGAACATGTTGGCTATAAGCAGCAATAACATTTGCCACGTCTTGCTGGGCCTCAACAGCTTTTTGCAAAGCACCTGTATGCTTATTCAATTCTGTATTTAGTTTTTGCAGAGCAACGTCTTTTTCATTCTGCGTTTTATAAACGGTATTGTTTACGGCTTCAATTTGTTGATTTATATTGTCAATGTAAGCCTGTTCGCTATTAATTTTATTCTGTGCTTCACCTTGCGAATAATCCTGCCATGAAATATTATCCTGCTTATATTGAAGCGATAATTTTTCTAAGGAATCTTTATATGCTTGGAGTTCTTGATCAAGGAAATCTTTCAACTGCGCCTGCAGAACTTTTAGAGCTTCCTGTGAATCTTTAGCGCTTATCTGCCCACTCATAGAATTCGGCTTTGGACCAGCGTATGGCACGCTATTATTATTGTTCTTTAACTTATCAAGCAATTTCTGTAGTTCAGAGTCTTCTTTTGTACTATCGTGCGTACTTTTTATGCTGCCAAGATCAAAAACGCCTGATTTATCAAGCGCATAACCTGCGCCAACGGCTACTGCACTCACGGCTAATGCTGCAGCAACACCAGCAGGTCCGCCCATTGCTCCCGTTAATACATTTAGTGCAACTTGTGCAACCGAAGCTGCCTTTATAGCCGCCTGAACTTCCACAATCGCTGTTTTCACAAGTCGAAAAGCAGTGCACATGCCTTGAACCATGGTTATGATTTTTTCAATAATAAAAAAGCTCATCAACGTATCAACAATAACATCAATGATAACTTTCGTTGCAGCAAAAGATCCGTTTGCCTTATCCACGCCACCTTTTAAAAGATTAACAACCGCATCCGCTACTGCAATAATTCCATCAAGCCATTCTCCGATTCGGCTTGTAATCTCACCAGCCGTCGGTCCTAACGCAAGAATCAAACTTCCAACATCACCAAGCAAATTAATAATTCCACTCAACAACTGGCTTGCTTTATCAAAAGAAGCAAGTGCCTCCTCTGAAAAATAAAACTTTCCATCATCATCGTATGCACCGAAAAGTTCCGTGAACTCAACAAATAGATCTTTTGCTTTTTCTATTCCTACTTGAATTTTTACGATCGTAAGCAAAACCCCAGTATCTTCCGGAGCATCACCTTGCCCATTAATTGCATCAGCAAATTGATTTGACCAATTACGTACTTTCGTCAAACCTGTTTCCAGCGACTGAAAAAGTGGATCCAAAATGAATCCACCCATTGACATGAAGTTATCTTTAATTGTCGAAAGCAATCCCAGCATCCGATCTGACATTTTCTGAGACATACCGGCAAATTTATCATTCATGCCTTCCATTAAGGCACTAATCGCGGTATCTGCATCAATACCGGCATCCCCGATGTTTTTCACCTGATCTGCAGTTAAATGCAGCTTATCTGCCAGAATTGTATAAGCCGGAATACCTGCCTCGGTCAGTTGCAGGAGTTCATCACCCATAACGCGCCCTTTGGCTTTGATTTGACCGAGTGCAAGTGTAATTCGCTGAACACCTTCTGTACCAAGCCCAAGACCAGCAGACGCATCACCAATAGACCGCAGAAGTTTTAAGGACGTTTCCGCATCAAAACCAAAAGCCAGAAGTTTTTTACCCGCATCGGTTACACCTGGAAGATCAAACGGTGTATCGGCGGCAATCTTCTTTAGATCTCCAAGATACTGCTGTGCCAATTGCGTACTGCCCAAAAATACTTCAAAAGCCGCTTCATTGTTTTCAAGACCCGCATTGTATTTTAAAATAGAACCTACCGTTCCATCAATCGCCGCTTTTAGCATATTCAGTCCCGCATAGGCTCCCGTGACAATCATGCCAAGATTTGCTAGTTTTGAGGAAAATCCACTGACAGCCTGCGAACTTTTTTCCGAAGATTCTTTTGTACCTTTGATTGCATTAACAACCTGCTGCAGCTTTTCAACAAAGCCTTCATTTTCCGCAGTAATATGAACTTGAATATCTGGCATGACCTATCACTCTCCTATCCGGCGCATTTTCTGCAGCATCGTCGCAATCTTATCGTAGTCACCAAAAGCACCGCCAATGCCGGCAACCACACCTTCAATAAAATCTGCCTGTTCAAACATTTCTTCCGCAATAATTTTCTCATAAAACAATTTAACTTCTGGCATACTATACTCATGTAAAATCACAGTTTTTGTATGCCCGTGCGAAATTAATTTTTGTAATACTTCATATGGGGTTACTTCTCTTGTTTTTTGCTCGGACTCTTCATCATCGGGACCAAGCGTTTGTCGAAAAAAGCTTTATTTACCTCATAGACTGCCTTTGATACTTTATACATATCGTCTATCAGCAAAGCTTCAACCTCATCTGTAGAAAGTGCTGTACTTGCTGAAACCAATTCAGATAGTGCCTGAATAATATCTGTCGGATTTTGTACGCCATCTATAAAATCAGCGATCGCCATCAATTGTCCTGAAATGCCTTCCTCTTCTTTTGGTTCTTCCGTATTCTCTGCAATCTCTTTCTTTCTCAACGTTTTCAGTACCAAATTGAGTGCATCTACGTTTTCCACAACCGTTTTCATAATTACCGCCAACGGTTTTGCCACTAGAATTGCCCCAGCCCAAGAATATGGATGAACAATGATATCTTTCCCATTAACCGAAATTTTTTCTTGTGCAAAAAGAATTTCGGATTCATTCTGTTTTTTTGCCATGGTTTTTCCTCCTTATGTAAAAGCCGCCCCGAAAGGCGGCTTTGTTTTATGCATTTGTAAGTTTAAAAAACGGCTCGTCAGGGTGATTGATTCGGTCAGCCATAACCGTCATTTCCACAGTAAATACGCCCCAATCGTCGCCAATTAACCCTATATCTCCACTTGGTGAAATTAATACATGCCAAAACTCACCTACATAGGCACGTCCCATTGATGGATCGCCGATAAAGAGCAAATCACCTTCAATTTTCTTTACGGTTCCACCCATAACCTTTGGATAAAGTCCTTCTGGTACTGTATAACTTACTTTTACTTTTGCACCATCGGGAATACTGGACGTTTCTGGAACAGGGATAATCCCTGCACGCAATTGCGATTTATCCAAAATATAGTCCTTACTAGCAACATAGGAAGTTCCCGCTGCTATCACTTTGATTTCATAAATTTCACCAACAACTAAATCTTGACCACTGACGCCTGGAGCAAACGCAATTTTCACGCCTTCATCCAGCGTTTGTGCTAAACCAGTGATTTTTGTTGGTACGCTCACGGTACCGCCCAACCCTTTCTGCCACGTGAACTCTCCATCTGTAATGGTTCCTTGCACCGCGTTTGCTTTCGTGATGGTAATCAAATATGAGCCCGATACTGTTCCTGTAAAAGAGCCGCTTGATGTCGTTTTCGCGGTACCTGGTATTCCTGTTACGGCATAAGAAACTGCCGCTCCCATACTTGCCGCTAATGCCGTAATAGGCGATACAACAACATCTTTAATATTTTTATATGGTATAGCAATCGGCGACCCTAGTGCAACGGTATAGACTTCATCCGAAATCGCTTTTGCTTCTTGTTTTTCAACGCCTTCTTCACCATATAAACCTAACGCTAAATTATAAGGCGTGATTTCATTAAGATCGACTGTGACCTTATAAAGCTGTGACTTGATTGCTTCTCCGTACAATTCTCTTCCTTCATCCATTGAACTGAACTTCTGAATTTTTTCTATAGTTGGGGTTAAATTAAATTTAGGTACGTTGCCTAAATTCCGTAAAACAGTAGGCGTTCCATTTAACCAACGACGAAAATATGGTTTGCCTGCACCAAGCATTAAGTTATCTGCTGATGGTGCATTAGCAAATCTCTGTAAATCAAATTTAAAATCCATTAACTATTCCTCCATTCTATTTTTACAACGATACGTGATGTTGAAGTTGGTCGATCTATATCTCCATCCGAAATAATATCTGGTATGCTTACTTTCGATGCGATCCCAAGTTCATTCAAAACCTGCTCTGGCCATTCTTTGATTGCGCAAAGTACTTTATTTTGGTAAATATCTTGCAGCTCATAGGCTTGTACCGGGTCCGAACTATTGCATTTCAAAGCAATATCAACCCATAGCTTAACGTTACTGTTTGTAGGTTTTTGAATGAAAATATCCGTTTCATCATCCCATGTAATTTCCATACTGGGATATTTTTTCCCAGTTCCTTTTGTTCCTGGATAAATTGAAAGACCCTCTTCTATAATTTGAGTATTCAAAAAGGCCGCTAGACTTTTCGCCAGCGGCCACCACATTGTTATTCTATTATCCATACTTACCCCCGATATACTGGAGCAGACATTGGGAACGTTCTACGACTTGCTGATTTTCCGCCAGTAAAGGTGTCCGCTGTAATCTGTGCTTCCAGCCGATTGACCTCAGACGCATATACTCGCCGTTTCAACTCATAGGAGTCTGCTCCCTCTGCTGTTCCGGTTGTATTCATCATAGATTGCTTTTTCGCTGTTTCCATAAGTGCATAGGATTCAGCAAGTTCGGCGATTTTAAAAGGGGTCGGATCTAGTATTTCATCAATATCAACATTCAGACTTTCGGCTAAATCCTCAATATACTTGCTAGATTTTGCAATATGTTTTTGTAAAATACAATCTTTCAGCATTTCATCATCTACCGTGGCTGCATCAAAATAAACACGGCCAAGGTATTTTTCTTCATCTGCCATTAAAGCCCCGCCTCCTTTGTTGCCTTATCAATATGCCTGGCAAATATTGAATTGATTTCTATGCGGCTGCGCTCTGCCGCCTCGTAAAGGAATTCATCTTTTTTTGTTCCTGGGTGATGCACTTTTTTAGCAAAAATGAATTTACCGCCCGCACCAGCCCACCGAAGTGATTGTTTATTTTTCGGAACGATAAGATGTGGACGCGTACCTTGATGCACCCATTTTCCATAAGGTGCCAGGGCTGGATCGATCTCAATAACCCCTTCGCACTTACTGCCGTCCACATGATAATCAATTGCCCGTTCTAGCATTCCTGTCCTTGCTCTAAATTTATGTTTTTCTCTAGCACCTTGCTGCACAAGCCGGCAAGATTCTAAAAGGGCTCGCCGCATTTCTTCAGCAGTGCTATCGGGAGCACGTTCCATGGTGCGCAATACGGCTGCCGCATCAAATTGAATTTTAAGGTCCATAATCAGCCAACCTTTGCGATAAATACGCTGTCGATGGCTTCAAAAGACGGTAATACAATTTCAGATACAATCGTCTGTGTATTGACTGGATGCGGTTCTTTGATTGTTGTCACCGCAATACCTGTATTAACGATACTGGTCTCTGCTACCGATTGCCCACTCATCAAGTCAGCTTCCTCTGGTGTAGTACCATAATAAGACTTGCCAAGATTTCCATCTGGCATTAATGTAAAATAATTATCCGGATAGAACTGTTCACCAGCACCACCGACTTCCATCGCAAATTTCTTGTTGTATACGGAAACTTTCAAGCCAAGTTTTTCTGAAATATAGGATTTCAGCATACTATCGGTCATGATGATATTTTGCCCGCCAATCGGATTCATATCTAACCGGATTTTCTTATTTTTAAGCAGATATCCCCAAGTTTTACGTGTGCAAAGACCGAGTGATGGCCGATTCCCTGTATCCGTTTCCACTTGATCCTGCCATCCTTGAATCAGTTCAACAGCATCTGCATTTTCTGTATCTGAAAATTTATCCGTACCGGTAAGTGCTGCCCGGTGTTTATTAGGAAATTTGTAATCATAAGAATAACCCTGACCATCTTTCCCCACGACTTGAATTTTCCCCATAGACAAAAGCTGCATTCTCATGCGCTCAGCCACGACATCTGCACCATCAATAAGATTTTGCGCATCGTTATAAATTTTCTTAATAATCGGCTCTACGATAGCCCTGTTCATCCCCGCTAGAACCTTTAAAAGTTCCATGCGTTCTTTTTCACCAATCCTAAAGCTTTCACGAAAGAACGGCATTTCTGTTTCGATTTTTGCAAGTCCAATACGTTCTCTAACTGGGGCTTTGGCATCAAATGCACTTGGTGCCAAAGATACCGCTAACCCATTAAATCCACGAATCCATGAAAGATCTAGCCCCACTTGTTTTTCTGCTGGAAAAAGTAAGCTCCCAAGATACGGAATCTTATTGCTTGGATTTTCTATATAATATGTGCTTATGAGCGGCGCCGCAACTAAATCAAAAATTGTTTTTGGCATATAAATATCCTCCTCTTATCCTAAAAATGTAATTTGTTTGAGAGCCGCAATATCTGCGGCACTCGGTGGTACCGGAATCTTATTAACATCAATATAGCCATGAATGATCATGGCGCTTAAAGCCGAACCATACGTAACGTCGGTGTCATTCATCAAAACGCCCTCTGCGCTTCCACCGGCCCCAGCGGTCCCACCACTAAGTGCAGTAGCCGCGAGAGCTCCGACAACACCCGCACCAGTATTGCCTTTTGCAGGTTTCACATCAATCAGTTTACGTGCCACTGCATCATCCATGATCGCACCAACCACATCATTTGCAGTCGTAATGATGGCTTTACTATCATCGGTTGCAAGATTAACGGTGATTGTTTTATCTGTAACGGCAATCGCTAAAGTCTGATCAGCCGCTGCCGGATCCACAAGAGCCACTTTGATAGCATTTCCCGGAGTTCCTTCTGCCTTTGCTGTAAATAGCAAATTGCTGTTTTTAGCTGCAAAAGCAGTTGTAAGCGATGCTGCAACAATTCCCAGATTCACATCTGATACCACCTTACTCGAATCAAGCAGTACACCATTACCGCCCACAATCGTACCTGCCGGTACAATCTTATTACCATCTTCATCGGCAATAACTCCGGTATCATCGACCGTTACCGTCATCGCAACATAGTGATCCGGAAATTTCAAAATCTGCTTTGTTCCTAAATAATTTGTTTGCGTAAATTTCAATTTTTATTCCCCCTTACTCAAAATATCCGGCTAATGCTTTTGCATTGCCTTCTGATTGCTCATTACCTTTTGCCAGAGATTTCACAAAAGCTACATCCGGTGAATCGTCACCAACACCGCCTTTATTGCCTAACAAACTTCCTGCACCTGGATTTTGCGTATTCGCTACAAGTTTCGGATGTGCCATCAAAAAGTCTTTAACGAAATCATCAACTTTGGAGTTTTTATCATCATTAAATGTGATAGACTCATCCTCTTCACTAACAACCATTTTTCCTAGCAGCATGTCCACAATAAGCGACGGATCATCTGCATTATTTTTCGCAAGTGCTTCCATAAGTGTGGTTCGCTTCATACCGTCAAAACGTTTACCACGTTCATCGGCAAGCTGCGTTTTATAGGTTGTTTCCTGTTCCGAAATCTTGCCCTTAAGTTTCGCAATTTGTTTTTGTAACGCTGGATCCGCTGACTTATCTTTTAAAGCTTTAGAAATTGCTTCATCAAGATCAGCCGCGTCTGCATCTACATCAACACCCAGAGCTTCCAAAACCTTTTCTGCTTTTTCACTGGCAGCCATTGCTTTGTCAGCATCATCCTTGGCTTTTGTTTTCAGCGTCTTAAAATCTCCCTTTACTTTAGAAATTTCGCCATCTTTCGCAGCCACAAAGTCTCGTAAAGCCTTAGCTGCTGCCACATCTGTTTTTTCTAAAAGTGCTACAATCTGTTCAAATGTCAAATTTATCGACTCCTTTTTTCTAAAAATAAACATAAAAAATACCGCTAGGAGAATTCTCCCGCGGTAACTTGTTCAAACAATGGCACCACCACCTTATTTGATTTTTGGGCATAAGAAAACCGCTATGCATTTAGCAAGCGGTTAAATATCAATATAAAAATAGAGATTCCTTGGCAGGCGTGCCTTCTCCTGCATCTCTCGGGTTGCCCCTGTCGGTACCATCGGCGTGTGGTTCACACGAAATTTACCACCTCAAAGAATTCTCTTTTTTCTCAAACTGCTATATCAGAGGTTTTCTTTTTTCTAGTAGGTTTGTTGGTAGGATTATTGGAATGATCCATATCGTTTTTTTGTGCCATCAAATCCTTAAACAGTTTCTTTAACTCGTCTTTTGTTGCGGCATCATTAATACCTGGTATTTTATTTAGATTTCCCATACTCTACCCCTCCTTCAGAACATACAGATAAGAATTCATTAATTGCTTCCCTCTCTGTATAAACCTCATCTTCATATTTATTATAAATTATACTAAATAATTCTCTTATCCTATTATAAGCATACTTTTGAGTTTTATTCAATAGATAAATTTCGCCTTGATTCGTTACTACTGACATTATTTTTATCTGTCCATAGCTAATAAAAGTCATGATATCTGCTAAAGAAAGATTCGTAGTATTGGGATGATTATGGATATACAAAAGTTCTCGTTCCCTGGAAGTACTAACCAAAGCAAAGGCTTGCGGATTTCTCCCAGGATTAACACTGTTTCTACTACCTAAAACTTGTACATGCTCAGCAAAATCCACTTTATAAATACCTAATACTTCATTACTTTTGTTGTGGTCCTTTGCTGTTTTCAATACCGATTGATGTGCTTCTTGCAATAGAATTTTTTGTTCTTCTGAAAAACCGTCAACTTCTACCAACCCAACTTTATCAATGGCAATATCTGTTATAAAAATTTTATGATCTCGTTTTTTCGATTGTTCCAATGACTCCAACGACTCCACTCCTTCAAGATTAATTATATCACCTTCACCTGCATTATGTGGATCGTGTTTATCAAAATATTTTTTATTCAAGCGACTTTGGGGTTTATTAAACCCATCCCAGCCACGCAAAATCTTTTCCCAATCACTTCCTAAATGATAAGCCTCAACACCAGCTTTTCCAAAGAGTTGCTGCTGTTTTCCTTCTGGTAAAGCATCAATATATTCTCGTGCTTTTTTCGGCTGAAATTCTTGATCTGCTTTAACTTCCCAAACATAAATAACCTGCAGCATGCACATGCAGTGCGGATGCCGTGGAATACTTGGCACCTTATTTTTCGGATAAACGCCTTTACCAAACCCCACATTCATGTTTGCACAAACATCACACTGATCAAATGGTACAAGAGCGTGTCGGCTAGATAACACCCAACGATATCCCCAGACATCGGAATCATTTTGATTTTTAGCAATAAATCCATCAAACCAAGCACGTGCCGATTCTGTACGGGCGATACGTTCTGCATGATAGCGTAACTTTTCTTCAAGAGCCGTATGCACAGCTTTATTAATTGTCTCGACACTAAATGTCTTGCAAGCGTTCACAAGCTCACTATACGCAGTCCGCAAATTCGGTGTTTTTCCCATATTTATTTTCTTTTTTATATCATCTGATAAAGCCAATATAGTCTGAGCCATTTGCATATCGCCATCGGCGGCCCAACGGGCATACATTTCTATTTTTTTCAGATATTGAGGTAACTCCGCTTGCTGAATAACTGTTTTCCCACTATTATAGCCATCATATAAATTTATGGCCATATCTTTTACCGTTTGAGCCGCCAACATACTTTTACGGATTGTTGTTACGATGGATTCTCGCATCAAAGGTGTTGTGCCATGCAATCGCTTCGAAAGTGGCATATCATCACCGGTCCAGGCATCAGAAAGCAATGTGTTTTTTATCTTTTCACTATTAACAACAAGCTTTGGCAAAACACCATAGCCGGCACAAGCAGCAAGATAAATGGCATTTACCGTTGCCTCTTTGTTGGCATCAAAAAAAGACGTTTCCGAAAGTGCATCGGATACCGCCTTCACCAAAGATTTGCCGGTTTGAATGTCCTGGATGATTTTTTCGACAACCGGCTGCGCAATCGACTGATATTCTTTTTGATAGTCCTGAAGAATGTTTCTTACCGCTTCGCGAAAGTCTTCGCTCTTAAACGTTGCCATTATTAGCCCCTGGCGTTTCTGATTCTAAATAGGTTTTATCGTCTGGCTGCGCATCAATATCGCCGATAACTGCATTCACTACTTTATCGTCTTGATTATTCAGCATGGTTCGTGCAGCAATCTTCTTGACTTCTTTATCGAATTTACCACCAATCCCAAGCAGTAAGGCTTTTGTGACTTTATCGAGCTCCGTAGAGACATCGACAACACCATAATCATCGTTATACTTTGATATGAATGCCAAATTTGTCTTTATATATAGTCCAAAAATCTCAGCAATTTTCTCTTCAAAAGCTTCTAAATTTTTAGCAAAATCTGCAATGGTCTGATTTGACGACTGATTATCCCATTCCTTTGATAACCCGGATGTCTGTTGTTGCACCCCTGTGACATTCGCCCGTTCTGCCATGCGGTAAATCTCCTGAATCATGTTCTGGATTTCGCTAAGCAGCATTTCGGATGGTCCACTTTCTGGAGTAATAAAGTCTGGTTTAGCTCCGGATATGCTCTTAAATAAAAGCATATCGGTTGTACTAACAACCAACTCATTCGCATCATTATAATCATCATCTTCAGCAATCGGGTAAATCAGTAAGCTAAATGCTTGATTTCGATTTCGTTCTCGAAGTTCGCTGCAGGCATTATATATAGCAAGATTTGTTTTCGCAATCGAATAATATTCTGACTGTGGCAATTCATTTTCATCATCATCATTCAGTGCGCCATAAAGCGGCACAATGGGCAATACCCCAATCGTATTGACACCATCTGTTTTCCCGTGCTCATCTTCCCTGATCCATTGCTCCGCAGTCCAAGTCCAGGTCACTGTTTTCTGCATTTTATTGCCATCAACAACATCGGTATATTTCATAGTGTATTTCAACAGAGATAAATTACCGAATCGATCCATAGCCCAGGCTCTAACTTGATCCGGTTTAACAATATATATGAACGGGTATTGCCGATTTTTCAGTGCAGCTGCCAAGTCTTCCTCTGTCTTAGAAAAATTATCAACAACACCAAATACGCACCCAAACAGCTTTGCCCGATCAGCCACCCGCTTCATGAATCGATCTAATCTCGTTCCTTTACCATCCACATTTTGCAAGAATCCATCAAAGAGAGCATTCTTTGTATATTCCCTGACTGGCGGTTCTTTAAAAATCGGATTAACGTGCGCCTCAATGCAGGGTTTAAGATAATTGCAATAATATGCCATAAATCGCCGACGTACATATTTCCCCATACTTTCGCGGGGATGAGGAACTAAGTATTCTCCATCTTCAAAGCCGCCCGTACCAGCATACGCATCTTTTAAGAAAATATATTTATCCGGAATGCCTCCACCAAAAGGTACCGCATTTTTTACGATCTCATATTCCGTCATTTGTCGTGCTTTCTTTTTCTGCCTTGGTCTCAATCTATCACCTACTCCCTTTTCTCACAGATCAAACCCTATGTTATAATTTAATTGCAGCTGAAGTTGACAAGGAGGTGATTCCTTGGAACATTTTAAAACATCATGTACTTATCTGAACAAGCAAGTAAACGCGGAAGGCTTAAAAAAAGTAAAGCGAAGTTCCATGAGCGTTACTCATGAAATTCTTGCTACAGCCTATCTACATTTAAACTGCCTTGATCGATGCGATAACTCAAACTGCACTTTCAATGGCGGATCTGTAAGTTTTCTTGAAAAACCTAATACTTAACGGGACTCGTTAAAAACAATGTTTCGAGAAATTTCATAAATAACAATGCCTCTGCCACAGAAAAGTCCATTTTCTTAATAATCTGCATTACATCTTCGGCTGCTTTATTAATATCATCAAATTGGCGACCACGCGCCGCCAATTCAAATAAATAACTATCTTCGCCATGGTCAACTTGATTATTGATATATTCCATTGAAAAATGAAAGTCTTTAGCTGGATATAATCCAGCATTGTTTTTTTTCAGTCCTTGAGACTGATATGTTTTATCTAAATCTTGATAAAATCTTTCTACACATTCCTGTAATAAAATTTTAGGAATTGATAAATGTTCCATAATTATTCCCCCCTAGAACTTGCCTGTCTGCAAGCCATAATTTTTATAACTGCCCTTAATGTCAGCCACTTCATAACCATCAAGCCCATACCACGTTGCACTAAATGTATGCGGATCAATACTGAATTCATCTTCAATAAGTTCACCATCTTTATTTACGGCATACGTTAGATCCTGTAATTCATCAATCGTATGCACGCATTCGGCTGAACAAATAATTTTCTTAAACCGCTTTACCTTCTTTGTGTTTTGTGTTCGACTACCTGGCGGCTTTTTGGCACCGATCATCCGAAAACCTTCTTGATTATAATATTTAATCGTTTTCGGTTCGGCCGAATCTGCCCGAATCAACTCTCTACTTTCAGCAAACTCCTGCAAGTCGACGGCGGTAGCATCATCAGTCATATGATTTTTGTAATATTCCCAGTAAATATAAAGATATTTACGTTTATCATCGATGGCAATGCGAAGCACTGCATTATAGGAATCTTCAAAACCAAAATCCATTCCAACACGTAAAAAACGCGAAGGGATATCTCCCACCGCATTCATAACTTTTGTATGTGATTGTACTATAAATTGTGGCAATACGAGCGTCCCATTCACGCCAAACTGGCCCTTACGAGCAATCCGGTATAAATCCATATCATATGCCTTAAGAGCATCCAATTGCTCAATATAACTGTAAGGCAAAAAGTAATTATCATCCGCTACCGAATGATGATAATAGGTATCGCCAATTCGCATAATACGTTGTTTATAAAGCATGGTGTCTTTAATTTTCGGTACCTTAAAGAAATGCTTATACGTCCAATTTGATTTTGCCACTGGATTTGTAGACAAAATCATGTGAAGCTTTAACGTTGGATGACGTAAACGTCCGATAAGTTCTTTAAACCCCGCATACTTTATTTCACTGCACTCTTCAAGCCAGATAATGCTGATGTTATGGATTGACTTGAGTTTTTGCGGTTTATCCATCCCTTTGAAAATAATCTTGCTGCCATTCGGAAAGCGGATCTGCATCGGGGATGTAACAAAGCGGATCTTATCGTCTAAACCAAGATCGATTACAATTTCTTCAAACAACGAAAAACAGCTATCACGAATTGTGTCATATACATCACGGACCACTAAGGCGGTTCGTTTTTCAGCCAATAATTTCAAAATGATCTTTAAAGCAACATGATATGACTTCGATGAACCATAGCCGCCCACAAGGAAATAGAACTTACTGTCCCAATCAAAAAGAAAATCTTCAAAATGTGGATTTACCTCTTTATTGACTTCCATCATCGCGGCGTTCCTTTCTGCCTATAGTGATGTGGATAGGTTCATCTTTATCTCTAGCCCCCTGTGTTGCCGTCAATATTCGATGTTTACTTTCAATTGCCCGAGTCTTTGCCATTTGTACACGCGTCAATGCTTCTTCAATACGAAGGATTTGACTGATTAACATTTTCTTATGCTCTTCATGCGCAACCATTGATTTTTCTTCCTGGTAGGTTTTAACCTGACGAACGATCCCTGTACGATCATCGTAGACATCCGTAATAATTGGTATTTTCCTAATTTCATACATCGTTTTGGTTTCGACCAATTCTTTTTGATCTTTTAAATCTTTAAGATGCTGCAGCATACGGCGCTCACGAAATGTTAAAAGCCGGATATCTTCATCCATCTGTGTGATTGGATCGGTATTAATAGCCGCAAGCAGGTTTTGTTCCGTTTCATCCATCATATCTAACCAAATAGTTTGATATTCACCGGTAGCGACCGCATTCGTATTTTTAGGTGGTGCACCGCCGGAATTTCCTAAAGCATTTTTGTTACCGGGCGGTGCCCCATGCCCTTTTGCATTTTTATTACCAGGTGGGGCTCCCTTTTTTATTGGAGCGTTCCCTTTTTCCAATGGGAGCGCTCCCTTATTTGAATTGGAGCGCTCCTTTATTTTTTCGTCCCATTTATCTACCGTTTTCCACTTACGAATTTTTGAATCAGTAAGATTTAACTCTCCGGCAATGTCTTTAAGCAGCTTCTTACCGCCGCTATCTTGCCAAAGCTGAAATGCTTTATCTCTGTCTGGACTTCTCGCTCTTCCCATTTTACATAGTCACCACCATCCTAAAACAAAATACAGCTATTCATCATCTTTCTGTAGCTGTAAATCCATTTCAATCAACTGACGAAGATCAGTAACTGAATTTATAACAATATTTCCTTTTTGAAAATCTGATATCCATTTTGCAATTCCGGCCTGAACAAGTTTTCGATACTTTTTTAATTCAGTAATGTCTTGCTAAATAGCTAACCCATTTTCAAATAATAACTCATCTTTAGATCATCTCGTATTATTAATTATTGACACTCCCTGCACAATTCTGTAAAATTGGCAAAGGATAGTAGGCGTCCTAATCGGTGGTCACACACCTATTAACAATTGCCGTAAGTGTTACCCAAATAGGACGGATGTTACACATAGTCTCATAACATTTTAATAAATTTACTGGGGGAATTTTATGAATAACGTTGAAATCAAAATAACAGGAACTCTATCTTTCAATAACGTACTAAATTTTTCAATTTTTTCATCCTTTACAAGACATTTTTTTAGCGTCTTATTCCTACTTGCTATGGTTATGTCTTACGGTAGTAACCAACATGGACCTTTTTATATTTTCGTCCCTGTTTTTTCGTTAATTTTCTACTATTGGGCTATAAGAAGATCAATAAAGAAAAGCTACAAGAGCAACAAGGTTTTACAATCACAATTTAAATATCTCTTTTCTAGTAAAGGTGTAGATGTTTCTTTTGAATCTGGTAGCTCTACAACCTCCTGGAATGATATTTATAAAGTAGTAATATTAAAGGATCTCATCGCAATTTTTATATCGAGTAATCAATCTTTTATAATTCCCAAAAGTTGGTTTAGTAGTTCAATTGAAATAGAAAATTTCGAGAATATTTTAACCAATAGTTTGCCAAAAAATAAAATTAAGACAAAAACATTTTTTATATTTTAATACTCATACATAGCTTTCTGTCCACTAAGTTCTTCCCAATACCAGACTTTCACCAGGTCTAATTCCATGTAATAACATGAGCGCCCCATCTGTTTAGTAGCTATTAACGTATTACCGAAACCGTAAAAAACCAGAGGGCATGTTATCGTTTTTGATAGTCAGTTTTTCTTTGTTACCATCTTGATAGGTGACAGTGGCAGATTCGTAAAGATCATTAAACGTCCATGACCACGAACAACAAAGCCAGAGCGTTTGGATACCGTCACCGATGTCCTCCAGCCCTGGCTTTGTATGATTTTTGCTAAAAGCTCTATTTGTTTTTTAGGATGCTGATTCGGATTACGCGGATTCGGCACCAGTTCCGTTGGATCAATAAGATCCGTGTATGAGCAATGTATTGGTATTTCTTGCATTTCTTCACCCTCTTTCATTGTCAATAAAAATAAGTCTCGTTGGCATTACGTAAGCAAATGAATATAAAAATGCAGATAACACTTGTTTTTAAAGTATTATCTGCATTTATTTTCGATAACACTTGATTATTGGAACCTCATTTTATGGCTTGTTCATCTTTTGATTTATACTTTCAAATTACACATAATCCTTGATTTTCGGCATAAAAAAGCACCTCATACGAGGTGCCTATACTCAGTTAAGCGTATAAAGTTTTGACTGCCCAAACTCTATATTTTGAGCGTTAAAATCTCTATTTTTACAATATTCCTCAAATGTTTCTTTATGGTGTCCGGGAGCCCTTGGGTCTAATAATACTTCTTTTAATCCGTCCATCGAATATTTATATTCTAACGTTGGGCCTTTACTATCTGTAAATGCTCTTAATAAACGATCATAATCGCTTGTATCTTTACGTTTAATTATGCTTTGTAAGAAATTGATCTCAGGTAAATAACAAGCAACAAATCTATACTCTTTTTCATGACAAAAAGCAGGTCTCTTATTTTGAAGTGCATATATTAATCCGTCTTTAGTGATATTACTTAATGTTAGTTGACTATTTACTGATATTTGCTTATCATATGTCACTGCAAAAGGATTAACTATTTCTATTGATTTAGTTGCTATTCTTTTAATATCTTCCTGAATTTTAGCACACTCGAACTTGACCCTTACGCCATTTTTATTTTGACTATAAATTCGCCACATTGCATCTGATTCATTCTCATCAGAACACCATGATTGTGCATAAAGACAATGAAAAGCTAAATTTTTCAACATTTTTATTTTCTCTGGACAAAAACTCAACTGTATATTTATATGATTAAATAAATGTGTAATGAGGTATCCTTCAAACACATCATCCCAACAATCAACCCGAGTTAAATACATTTTTTGTTTTTCAATCATTGCTACAAAATTCTCAAAAGACATATACTTATAAATAAACAAAAAACCACTTCCAAATATAAATTTTTATTAAGTCACTTTTTTCAAGATGAAACAACTTCCCAGTTTAAGAAGAAACGTCAATCACTGCTTTGAATGAAATCCGATTGAGTTATATCTATTTTTTGCTTATCTAAGCCTAATTTTTCCAGTGAATCATTATAACCTGATATAATTTCTTCACATAACTGTCTTTCTACCTTTTTAAGTTCATCATCGATGCCTCTACATTCCATATATATTTTAGAATTAAATATTTGCGTTTCTCTATATTTAGTCTTCACCTTGGAATAAATATCTGGATAGTTTTTTAGAAGGATTTCCCAATGTTCCTCTTTATAAGGTAAAAGAAATTTGTATTTTGAAATAAGTGTTAATAGCATAGGCCTTGCTAGCCCTAAATAAGTACTTTCACAAGTTGCTAAAAAAATTTTTCTCGACATATATTTTTTCTCTTCATTTTCACGAGTCTCATAAAATACTGTTTTTCCATCAGCATTACGTTTATAATGCGTTTGATATTTTGAATCTCCAAATATGGGATGGTTTTCTCTGCTAATATCTACCGATTCAACATCTTGCAAAATACCCCTATAAGTTTCTTGAAATATATAAACACTAGTTAATGGGGCGTATACCTTTTGGATTCTCTCTTCATAAAACTTTCTTCCTTTTTCATCATTCCATTTCCAATAAACCCCCCACGCCGTAACAATTCCACCAAAACACGTTAAAAATTTTACAAAAGCATCTAAGTCATTGTAATTCCAATTATTTTTTATAAAATTTTCAAAAATCAATAAACCTATAAGTGAAATTAGCACTCCGACCAAAACTTTTAACATTTTATCACATCCATATAAAAGAGCCGCTCGAATCAATCGAACGGCTCTATTTCTACTCACAAATTTTTATAGTACCATATTACCACCTTAAAAGTGACATGTAAAGTGACAACTTTATGACATTACGGCTAGACCATCAACCCCGAAAATCAAGGCACTCAGCTTTTCTATTGCGAAATTAATGTCACGATAGACAGTTCGACGTTCTACATTTTCACGTTTTGCAATATCAATTAGAGTATCACCATCAACATAATGCCTGGACAAAACTCTATAACACCGACTTTTATCTGTGCGCTCGCAATATATTTCTAAAAGCTGAAGCATCGACTCAATGTGCTGCAAAATAATGTATGTCCTTAAATTGCTACGCTTAATTGTTTCGATGTAAAGTTCCCGATTCGTATCGTCAATACTATCCAAAATGTCAATTGCACTCTCATTTTGTTCTATATCCTGAATTGCAGTGATGGATTGATTACAGTGATCCATCAATACTTTATAATTTTTCATCAGCAGCCGCGTGTTGTAAAGCCGTCTATCATGCCTAACCTTTTTCTGTTTGGCGTCATGTTTCCGGACAGTCTCAACGACCAATTCTATTATTTCCTCTTTCGTCATCCTACGACCTCCTGATCTTCCATTCCGATTTTACCATTATGCCAGTGATTTTCACCGCTGGCATTTTCTTTTTATCTGCTACATATCGCTCAAACAACCCTATGTCCAACCACTTCTCTTTCCAGTGATCCGCATAATCAAACTTGTATCCTCGAACCTGCCCGATACTATCTTCGTAAGCCACTGTCACGTGCGACAAGCGATAAAGCTTGAAATACGATACCGCGATAAACACGACTGGCACCAACAAAACCATATACATCATTTCCATTCCGAAACCTCCTCTTAATCAACATCCAATCCGGCTTGATACTTAGCCCAAATTTTGCAATCATTTCGATTGCAACGCTTTTCTATTGAGTCATTTGGGCATCCTGAACATCCGAGTATTTTATCAGACATAATTTCCAATGCCTTTTCATACTTAACAATCTCTTCCAATGCCCATTGGCTGCGCTTTGTTAAAATTTCGTTTTCCTGCTCCAACACTTCTATTTTGTGTTTGCTAAATTGCTTATGATCTAAGGCTTTGATGGCTTCATCACATGCATCACCAAATTCAGGCTTTGGAAATGGCGATGAATTCATATAGTCTCGTATTTGCTTTAATTTTCCGATCGTGTCCATCATTCTTCACCTTCTAACGCTTTATTCCAGCACTCCTGACAATCACTTGTAGGATAATTGCAATCTTTTCTTACTTCTAAATCAACAGAACCTGCGCAATCTGGGCCATTACATATTCTTATATAAATATCCGGGCATTTATCTCTAATCAGCCGCAACTGCCCTTTGATATCCAACGACATTATATTGCTGGTGTCAGCAACATTGTCGGCTTCGCGGCGTTCCTTTAGCTCTATGAGCGCAAGGAATACGTTTTTATTGTGTTCGTGCCTGCATGACATCCTCTGCCTTATACCTTTTGTCTTTTCTATTGTCTTTTGCAGTATTTCATCACTTAATCGCATTATCAGCCCTCCGATTCCACGATTCACTAACTTGCCTTTCCGTCATATAGCATTCAGTCTCTTTTCCGCACTTATGGCAATGCACATAATAACCGTACACGCACACTCGAACAATACAAATATTACCGCATTTACATGGCTTAAGCTTTTCCATCATTCCGCGCCTCGCTTTGTTTGAGTTGTTTCCGCTGCCAAGATCTCGGCAAATCGTTTGCTTGCTTTTTTGTTCTTCCGATTCCATTCCCGAAAAGACTTTATTCGATGCCTAATTCGGTGAATCGGCAATATTCTATTTATCATTTTCCTTTATTTTCCTTTCTTTTTCCGTTCATTGAGTTTTGAGTATAGTTTTGCTAGGTTCAATCCAGATTTCGTAAGCTCTGTATTTTGAGTAATTAACGACCTTTTGTTCATGATCAGAAATTCTATTCGTTGCACTAACACCAAATTATCCAACTCAAAATTCTTCGTATTTCTGTCCGCAAATATGATTACATGGCCTCGGGGTTTCTTGCCATGCGCCGCTTCCCAAAGAAGAATATGCTTACCAACCCATTTATGAGGGTCCGCAACTTTTATATCTACATAGCCATCACCATTAACCCGTTCCGACCCCACCGGCAGATAGTTGTGCGGTTTCTGACCCTTTTTAAACATTCCAGCATTTCTCGGCATATCAGGATATTTTTTCCCCTTATTTACGGGAATGTGTCCTTTGGTAAAATGCCCATTAAGACCACTGCTAAGATTATGATTCTTCTTGTAAGTATTAATTTGCCGACACGTTAGAGATAACCCGAAGCGCGTATTCATCAAATCGGCAAGATCGCTGTTTGAAATATTTTTTACATGTTGCTTTAGATATTCTGATTGATCCGAAGAAAAAAGATTATCCGCCATTTTATCCCTCCAGCATTTTCGGGCGATCCGTTTTATCTGCACTTAAATTATCTTCATACGCGACCTTTGCTTTTAAAACCAGAGCACCATTGGCAATAATTTGCGACGCTACATCCGTTACAGCTTCAGTCCTTCGGATCTCTTCGGCTAGCTTATCACCCGTTAAATCTTCATCGTTTAGTCTTTCAAGCTGTGCAAACAAATGATTATTTAAATCACCAAGAGTATTTTTCACGCTTTATCGCTCCTCACACTTTTTCAATTTTTACGTAAATGCCTTGCCTGTCACTCCAAAACTTTTCAGTGATCTCACTTGCCACCTGGGCATCATCACCCCAAAACTCAAGCTTGGTCATAACATCTTTTAGCAGCTTAATCATATTGTCCGTATCTGGCTTTGTAGCTTTATACTCACCAGATCGATGCTTACCTGTGACTGGAAATAACCACTTTGTCATAAGCCTCACAGTCCCAGTAAACGGTTTTTCCGGTCTATGCGGGGCAAAATATGTCTCGAACTTGTTTCGCGCGTCTGCAAGCTCAGGCGGTTCATAAAAATGTGGTTTACCATTTACCACAGACACTTTCTTTTCCTGATGAGTTACAGTCGGCACCCGCATCGTAATAAAAAATTCAATTGTCTGGTTCATAATCTACCCCCTGCCATTTACCAGTTTCATGATTATAAAAAACATCACCGGATTGCTTGATCTGATCCCAAATGAAATCAAGAATAGATGGTCTTTCGATCAGCCATTTAATAACCTGGCTATTTTTAGGCGAATACTCACACTTTGGTAATTTATGAAAAAGCGGTGGAAGATTTCTGGCAACAATTAATTTTCCGCTACGCCTCTTTGCTGTATTTTTCATTTTTAAAATCACCCTTTCACTATTGAGAATTATTTCCATTTACCGTTTTGGAAGAAATTTTTATTTTGTCAAGGATAGTGAAAAGTATGTCGGGGGGCTTTCTACGCCCCCGACTATTTTTTCCCTTGACCCGCAGGTGGAAAAACAGTTTGTATTATTTATAATAATAGGGTTTTCCGCCAATTCGGAAAAAGTCGATTTTTTACCGATATTTTCCGCTTCTTCCTTTCTCGATAAAACACGTTATGTTTAAATCGGAAAAAGTCGAAAATCGTTCGATATTTTCCGAATAAGAAAAACTTTTCCCTATTCGACTTTTTCCGTTTTCCGCATTACCTCACCCTGGTTCGTTATGATGAAATCGCCATGCTCTTTTAGATGGTTTTTTACAGTTTTTTCCGTTACACCACCATACTCAGCCATCCCTTTTAATGTAACTTTTTCACCAAAGGATTTCACAATATCATACGTGGAGTCAACCGATTTCCTGCGATCATTCTTATGATCATCCGGTGATTTTTTCTTTTTAAAGTTTTTTTTCCAGCTTGGCTGGTCACCTTCTGCATCAATATCCTTAAGAACACCAATCTCATCAACATGATGAACTGGATAGTCAAACCAAAGGTCAATGGGTGGAAACTTCGGAAACTCACGAAGTGTACCTTCAATGCGCCAAGCTGTCCGCTGCCGAACCTTTTGCCTGGCAACATACACATAGTTATTCGTAAGTGAAGCGTACGCATCTACCGTCAAAACCTTATGACAGTAGTCGAGCATAACCCGTTCGCTGCATTGATCATCTTGCGAGATATCATCTTCCCACTTTGGATAATGTTCTTCGAGAAAAGCCACACAGGCCGCACAAACAGCTTTATTTTCTTCTTGCTTCACTAAATCCTCTGTGATCTCAAGTTCAATCAGATCCAGTAATGCATCCGGATCGCGGGCAAATACGCCTGATCCAGATGCCCTGTCCATGGAGCGTTTGCCGCCTTGTGCACCTTTGCTGTGATGATGGCAATAAATAACCGCACATCCAAGTTCAGTACATACCTTATCAAATTGGTTACAAAAGTTGGCCATCTGATCTGCGCTGTTTTCGTCACCGGTAATGACCTTGTAGATTGGATCGATAATGATGGCAAGATAATTTTTCTTAGCAGCACGTCGTATAAGTTTTGGTGCTAATTTATCCATGGGTACGGACTTGCCTCTGAGATTCCAAATATCAATATTGGAAAGATGCTCGGGCCGTAACCCTAGCTCTTCATAAACATCTTTGAATCGATGCAGACAGCTTGCCCTATCTAACTCGAGATTTACATATAGAATTCGCCCTTGGGCGCAATCCCATTGAATCCATTTCTTACCTTCAGCAATTGCTATACATAACTCAATAAGACTAAAGGACTTACCTGCTTTTGATGGTCCTGCAATCAGCATTTTATGACCTTGGCGCAGCATATTGTCAATCAGCGGTGGTGCGAGATCCGGCAGATTGTCCCAGGCATCCGCCATGCTTTCGGGATTGGGTAAATCATCATTCACCGCCTCAATCCATTCCTGCCATTCAGCAAAACTTGTTTTCCCGATGTTGGTATCGACAAGCCATTGTTTGCGGGCATTGCGGATAACACCAGGCATTCTCGAAAGCCTCGAGGGATTGCGGTTTTGACTATCGATTTCTAATCCATTTTTCTTACATACCGCATAGAGATAATCCACGCGTTTACGGTATTCTTCATAACTTCCCGCATCGATCCGAACGATTGCATGCAGACTCTTACCGCCAGAATGCACCAGACAGGCAACAGGAAGCTCCAGTGTACGAATAATTTCATTTTGCTTATCAATCTCCATGCTATCGGATTCAACCAGCGCAAAACGAAATTCTGTCACATTCTCGTTTTTTACGCCTTTCCCATCTAGCGGATTAAAACGGATCCACGCGCCGCATGCTTCGTTATAATCACCAAATACACCGCCAACATCGCCATCACAAATATTTAAAAGTTCAATAAGTTCACCTGCAGTCCGATCAAAATTCCCTTTTGTGGGGAGATATTTATTGTCGCCTTCTTTTTGCCAGGAAGTTGTAACATAGCCTACATTTTCGGTACTGTCAAAGAGTGTTTCTAAATATTTGATAAGATCTTTGACCGGATTCCATGTTTGCGGTTCAATCACTTCTTTGCCTTCCAGCCAATTCTTATCGATGAGGACTTTATTTTCTTTGGTGCTGCCAATAAAATCATCCCAGTCAAGTTCTTTATCTTCTCCACTAGAATAAGGTGGCTGCCAGCCGCTGCGTTTTGCCATATCAACAATCGTGCCGGCCGTCACTAGATTGGTTGTTGTTCCTAAAAAGCTGGTCCATTTTTTAAAACATTCGCCGGCATGATACCGAGCAGTATCTCTTGCACTCCACTGATCCCAATCGGATGCCGTATAGCCTTCTTCTTTTAAGGCCATCCCAACATTTACCCAATCTTGATAGGTAAGAGCTGCCGGATCAATATACGCCAATAACGGCAGCAAATCATTTTTGTTATCATCCAAAGTCAAAAGTCACCTCCTGGACAATATTCCTGCGGAACGATTCCCTTGGGAATATGCCATCCTCCTCCTGCGATTCGATCAATTAAGTGTTTTGCGTGGTCAAACTGCCATGTTCCGACATGTTGAAACCCGCGGCTTTCTAAAAAGCGGATCTGTTTCGGTGTGGTAAGTCCGTCTACTTTCCGCTTATCCAAACGATCCAAAAGTTTCGCCGCTTTCCCTGCATTTTCAATTTCATCAGGAAAGATGCCTAACTTTTCAAGCGTTTTTGCCTGTTTATCACTTGGCGGCCCCATTTCCCAACCAAAAGCCGGTACATATCCTGAAAGATCTTCCGATTGTATCGACATTTCAAATTGCAAGGGATCCACAAGTTTCCGTTTTCTCTTTTTCATTTCTGCCAGTTTTTTGGCCAAAGCTTCTTCGCGCTGCGCTATAACATCTTCCGCTGCTTGTTTTTCCACAACTTCCAAATCAAGCGGGCATGGCGCTTCTTCTATTTTTTCCGTCATTTTCTTTGCAATATCTTCACTGGACGCAAGTAAATTCGCTGGCCGGCAAAGCTCATGGCGTTCTGTCATCCATAAAAAATCTAAGAGTAATAATTCTTTCTTACCAGGAAACAACCGCGTACCACGCCCCACCATTTGGCAATAAAGGCTGCGTACTTTAGTTGGTCTTAAAACAATGACACAATCAACACTCGGACAATCCCAGCCTTCGGTAAGTAGCATAGAATTGCAAAGCACATTATATTTTCCTGCTTGAAAATCCTGCAGTACTTCGGCACGATCTTCACTATTGCCATTCACTTCGGCCGCTTTAAAGCCGGCTTCATTTAAAATATCTCTAAATTTCTGGCTGGTCTTTACAAGCGGCAAAAATATAACAATCTTACGATCAATACAATACTTAACCATTTCCTGTGCGATCTGAAAAAGATACGGATCTAGCAGCGTTCCGAGATCACCTGCTTTAAAATCACCGCTTTGCATTCCCACACCTGTAAGATCCAATTTCAGCGGTATGGTCTGTGCTTGAATCTTGCAAAGATATCCTTCGCGAATTGCTTTCGGCAGTGTATATTCATAAGCCATGCTGTTAAAATAGGCGCCAAGGTTTTGCATATCACCCCGATCGGGCGTAGCAGTTACGCCGAGCACATCTGCTTCCTCAAAATATTGCAAAACATTTTGATAGCTGTCTGATATGCAGTGATGTGCTTCATCCACAATAATTACGTCAAAATAATTTTTGCTGAAACGCTTCAGCCTTTTTTCTCTTGTTAAAGTTTGTACCGAGCCGACAACGACCCGGTACCAGCTGCCAATACAGCTTTCTTCTGCTTTTTCCACCGAACATGTAAGTCCGGTGGCTTTTTTTATCTTGTCACTTGCCTGATCGAGAAGTTCTCCGCGATGCGCCATAATTAGTACACGGCTGCCATTACGGACACAATCTTCGGTGACCTTAGCAAATACGATGGTCTTTCCGCACCCCGTCGGAAGTACGAGAAGCGTGCGCTTATTGCCTTTTCCCCACTCATCATGTATAGCAGCCCGCGCTTCCTCCTGGTACGTGCGAAGTTCCATTAAAAGGATCCGGGTTTAAAAGTAGTTGGTTGAGTGGTTTCTTCATCAGGATATATAAACTGTTTCACTTCATTGAATTTTTTACCATCATAAATTCGAATTCCAATTTTTGCTCGACCTATAGAACCCATCACTTTATTCCAGTCCATTTTGAGTTTTTCTCCATGTTTTTTCTGACCAATCCCACGGAAGAATGCACATAATAAACCTTCGCATTTACTGTGTAAGAAAAGATTATGGCGAATCGATGCCACACCTTCCGGTGATTCAACTTCCAGTACGATTTTTGCCTGGTTACACGGTCCAATCTTATCACTGCCAGGATATCTGGAACGTTCAAAACTTGCTACGCGAAACGCATATTCCCCTTCCGGTAACAAGATAAACTCGTTTTCCTTCTCGATTGTGTCATCCCATGCAAGTTCTGCTCCCATATCTGTTCCCATTTGTTCAAATCCCATATTTGTATCCTCCTAAAATTTCATTAAAACGGTATTTTTTGTTGTTCAATCATATTAAATACTTGATCCCAGGCTGCAATCAGGCAGCCATCAATAAAGCTTTGATCATAGTTTTCAAGCGGCGTTCCGGCCGGATAATATCCCTTACTGGATACCGCTTCCTGAATCTCTTGAACCGTCACATTATTATGTTTCATAAGGTCAGCAAGCTTAGGCGGAATTCCGCTTAAATCATTTTGTGCCGGTGGCTCTTTTTGTGGAACCTCATGTGTTTGTATTGGTGCAGGTTCTTTTTGTTTTTTGATTCCTACTTCATATTCTGCCTTACTAATTTCATGTGACATGCCGTCACCATCCAGTAAAGGCTCCCCTTTTTTCAAAATCCAATACGCATCTGATTCGGGGTGGTACATATACATGTCATGATCCGCTATATTTTTATTTTGCACTGGTTTCGGTGTTTCAGCTTTCTTTTCCACTTTCACCGGCACAGGTGTAGATTGTTGCATCGATTTATCATTCGGAATGCAATACGCAATCGCTGCATAATCAAATGCTAACTCTGGTGCAAGATCGTGCCGATTCTTTGCATCCCAGCAAGGATGATGCTGCGAATGCATAACGCGCGTGCCGCCTTGGGCTTTTTTCTTTTTATCGACCTCGACTACATATTGCTTATAGTTTGCAAAAAGGACCATATCGGCCCATTCTTTTACAAGTGCCGATGTTTGGGAACCGGTCTTGTTCCCAAGTTTCAATTCATATCGATCATAGCTGCCACATTCATCCGGCAATTCAAATTTGCGAATGGTTGAATGTGCTGTAAGTACAATATTGATGCCAACCTCCGTTACATCACTTAAAAGATTGAGCAGCTTGCCAAACTCTTCTTTTACGAAAATATATCCTTTGCCATAGCCAAAATCCTCAATACCTTTTTTATCATAGATAGAGCAAACATGCGCCACGCAAAGCTGTTCTGCCCAATCGATTGTGTCGATAATAAGTGTCTTGCAACAGCCAGGCGTTTTTTTCACTTCGTGGATCGTTTGCATCATCATCGTCCAGCTGCTCGGTTTTGGTACCCGAGCAACATCCATTAAATTTGTACTGCCTTCCGTATCGATAAATAATGGCTCCGGAAACGAAGCGGCAAAGGTTGATTTGCCAATGCCTTCTGGACCGTATACCACAACTTTTTGCGCTTTAAAAACTGGACCTCTAATAATTTCCATAATGACTCTCTCCTACTCTTCTACTTTTGTATGCGCTAAAGCGAACTCAATAAGTTGACAGGCTATTTTGCTTAATGGTTGATTGGCTTGTGTCGCAATTTCTTTTACTTTTGTATGAAGATCAACCGTAATTTTTAAAGGAAGCATATACTCCGTATTGCCAGCACTCCATTTTTTTATAAGCAAGCTATTGTCTTTATCCATTAAAATTTACCCTCTTCCCATATTTTTTTGCTAGTAGGCACCGCCGTTTCAAACGGCATTTCGTCCCCCTTAATATAACCATCCTCAATAATGATGCTGCATTCATCCGATGTACTGACTCTGGTAGCGATAGCCTGCAAACCTTCTGCTTCAAGCCATGTACCAAATTCTTGCAGCGTTTCAATATCCATCTGCTCAAGCTTATCCATAAGAACGAAACCACACTCCGGATTCAGTTTGCGAATAATCGCCGTGGCAACTTTAAGTTGTTCACTGGCACTCATGTTGTCCCATTTATATCCTTTATAAGTAAGTTCCCCTTTATCTACCGATAAATCTGGCAATGGAAGATCGGCGTTATTCAAAAGAGCTGTGCGCTGTTTACGGATATCCGCAATTTCCTGCGTAATACCATCTACCTGCTTAGAATATTCTTCGGCATCCATTTCAGCCTTTTCGCGGTCCATATTGGCACGAATTTTCATATTGAGCATATCGATATTATTAATACTTTTTTCAAGTTCCGCTGTATTTTCATCGTAGAGATCCAGTGCAGATTTTTGAGCAATCACTAGATCGGCCGATACTTTTGCTTGTTCTTCTTTTTTAATAGTCAAGGCTTCTTCCATACGAATTACTTCTTGCTGTAAAATCACGGCTCGCTGTTTTAAAATATCAACCGACTGCCGTTTACGAGCATTCTCACCATTTCTAGCAAGAATGTCCTGCTGCTTCCGGATCAATTCAGCTGCCGATACAGGCTCTTTCGGAACATCTGGATGCATATCCAGCTCGGCTGCATATTTCTTTTTCTGATCGGCAATACGTCCAATTTCAGTACGGCGATTATAAAGCTGTTGTTCTTTGAGATCAAGTGCCCCCAGTTTGTCACCGACACCGATAATCTGTAATAAGGAATCCCCTTTTTCTTTATTGGATGCCTGCATAAACTTTGGCAGGTTCAGCGCCAGTTGTTCGACAAGTTCATCCAAAAGCCGCTGCCCACTTTTATTCCCTTTCGAATCGATTACTTTCAAATCGCTATTTTTTCCCTTACGTTCTACAATCAAACCATTCGAAAGTTCAATATGAAGATGTGGTGGTGTCATAGATCCATTACGCTGCGCCTGCGACGGCTGAAATTTATTACCGCCAAGTACCCAGGCAATCGCATCAAGGACAGATGTTTTCCCCTGCCCATTTTTACCACCAATAATAGTCAAACCATTTTGAGAAGGCTCCAACCTTACTGCCTTTACACGCTTTACATTTTCTATCTCAAGATTATTAATCTTAATCATTTCCAAGCCTCCTATAATATGTTATAATTCTTTAATAAATATTTTTATTTATCCCTTGAAATCCGCATTGGTTGCCGCCAATGCGGATTTTTCTATGAGTTCTTCCATTAAATGAATATCTTGCATATTCAGGCTAATCGCGTTCATTATCATAGATGGCGGCTCCGATGCTCTTTCATTAGCCACACAAAAATCGGATGTAATTTTGCTACGTGCGATAACTCTGCACCAAAGCTTTTTCCCACCGCCGATCTTTACGATCGTGTAATCACTTGGCTGTGCAAAATATATACGTAACCCTCTAAACTTGTCTGGAATATCATCGACTGTTAATTCCTCTGACAAACTGCTCACCTCCTCTCAATAGTGAAATCTTGTTACCAATTCCTGAACTTTTTCGACTTGGATGATTTTCTCGGTATACACATTCGATCATCATGGCAAACCGGAAGAAGCCGATCACGAACCACTAACAAATCATAATTGTCTTCCGACTCAAATCTACGCCCACAACGGTAACAATGTGTTTTCATCGAAACATCACAAGCCCTAAAATAACGCCAATCATAAATACAACCAGGTAACCTCTTGGCATTAAAATGTTAAACCGTCTCATTCCTCATCCACCTTTACCCAATAATTAATACGCAGTTCATCACCAGGATAAATTTCGCATTCACTCGGTCGCTCTAAAAGCCAAGGGTTAAGTTCTTTGATTCCAGATTTAAATTCCAAAATGTAACGTCGACCACCAGTATTTTTCTGTATAAACTCCTCAGAAATACTCCAAAGCGAATCCCCTTTCTGAACTGTGTACGTATCCTCTACAAGTTGCTGGCGACTAGAGCAGGCGCCTGTCGAAAATGTGACAAAGGCTGTCAGTGCTACACCTAATAGAATTTTTTTGGATATGGTTTTTAAATTCATTCAGACCATCCTCTCATAAATCTTCTTTGCTGATTCCAACGTACTTACAAAACAGCTCTGGTGAAATATAATAATTCCATTTTGTAGTTACTTTTACAGCTGTTCCAAATGGAAGATTCTCACGTTGCAAGCCAACTCTTACGAATTGCTGGCATTTCCCCATTATTTCCGCAGCTCGTTTTATAGAAACATTTTGTGCCATCCTATTGCCCCCCTCTCATGCGGATTTGTTTTTGGATTGAATAGGTTTTTTGTCCTCCATGTCGAATACTGATATCGAAAGGAGATGTTATTATTCGTTATCAATACAACCTCGCCACGAAGAGAATGACCTCCGCTGAAATTGCTAATGTCGATAAAACTTTTACTGATAAAGGATGGACCGTTATTGGTACTAGTACGTTGTTGCCAGAGCACTTTCGCACATACCAGTGGGAACATATTGACCTTGAACCCGATTTCCCCGATGGGTATGAACCAGCCGAATCACAAATGGAACCAATCGTCCTACCTCACTTTGACGGTTGGAAATAGCAGAGAATAAAGCAGGATGGCATAACAGCACACCGCCATCATTAATGAGTTTTTCTGCATGTGCTTCATCATTAGTCGTGATGTAGCAATAAATTCCGTTTATTGATTCACAACAGTAAAACTTTTCTTCAGGGACATCATTGGATTGATTTGTGGTGTCCCTAGATTTTTCTCTCATATCACTCACCCCCCTCATGCTGATTTTATTTTTGGTTTAATAGGTTTTTTTTGTCCATTTTTTCAGAAAGAAGTATAGCAATCAATAAACCAATCATTTCAAAATAATCATGAAATTCTTGTTTTAAATTTTCTTTCTCCGATACTTCATGTTTTTGAAAATCTATTGGTATTTCATGAATTGCAACGCTCAAGTAAATCATAAAATTCCCAATCTGTTGGTAAGTTGTCATTTCGTGCTGAACTCCAAGTTGCTGCTTGAGTTCAGTATTTTCTTTTTCGACCTGTTTGACACGTTCTTCCAATGTCATCTCGTGTTTATCCATCCTGTTCACCTCCTCTCGTACTGATTTTCTTTTGGATTGAATTGAAACTTTTTAAGTTACTTTTTTAGCAAAAAAAATAGGTCTTGGGTCTTCAATTTTCAGTGCATCAATTATTACCTCTATTTCATCTAATCCAAATATCCCCTTTTTCATTTTTGCATAAAATGTTTTTGGTGTAATTCCTATACGTTTAGCCATCATTTTCCCAGAAATCCCTTTTTCAGCCATAACACCAACGAGTTTATTTGTTGCAATCACGTTGCCACCCCCTTTCGTAACTTCAAAGGTTACTTTTATTATATCATTGTAAAGTAACTTGTCAAGATTATTTTTTCGTTCCAAGTTACTTTTTTGTTGCTTTTAAAGTTATTTATGTTATTATATTTGTAAGGGGGGATTAAATATGGATTTTTCAACAATAGGCGAAAAGTTAAAATATTTAAGATTAAACAATTCGTTAACACAAGAAGAAGTTGGTAAGAAAATAAATGTTTCTAAACAAACTTTATACAAATATGAAAATGGAATTATTACTAATATTCCATCCGATAAAATAGAAATACTAGCAGAAATATATCATGTTTCTCCTGCATATTTAATGGGTTGGGAAAATACATCATCCGTTCCAAATCTAGTAGAAATTATCCGTAATGATTCCTATACTCTTGCCGGACGCACTCCTACACCAGCAGACAGAGCATACTTATCCGATATGGTTGATACCTATATAGATGAATCAGCCGATCAAACGATTGCTGCACATCGTACAGATAGTCCATCAGCTGATCTTCCTGAAGAGGCACTTCAATCTATTGAAGAATTTAAAAATTTCGTCAGAGCAAAATACAAAAAGGACTGAGACCATGGAAGGTATGATTACGCTCGCAGAAAGCGAACATATAAAAATTGATTATTATTCTTTTAATGACCCGCTAAAAGGAATCTATTTTGTGGAGCAAGGCTTACCACCTGTTATTGGACTTGATTATTCCCTGCAAAATGATTTGCCACTGCTTCGTTCCGTTCTGGCTGAAGAACTTGGACACCATTTTACCAGCGTGGGAAATTGTATTCCTCGGCAGTTTTATAATTACTCTGCGCGGCAGCATATTGATAAAGCTGAGTATAAAGCTTTAAGATGGGCCGCAAATTATTTGATCACGGATGATGCCTTATTAAATGCTTTCCAAAATTGCATTGACACCGTCAGCGAATTGGCAGAACATTTTATGGTAACACCAGAAATGATTAATTTACGATTAAAACTATTTGAAAAACCTATTCATTAAAATAAAGAATCGCCCCTGCAGCAACAAGAACGATCGAAAGGAATTGATTCATTTGAATAAAACCATGTGGATGGCAAAAAAGATGTTGCCGGAATACGTATTTGACGCTGCTCAACTTGAAGGAAACCCAATGACTTTCCCAGAAGTACAAACTTTGCTGGATGGAGTCACTGTCGGTGGACACAAGATTAGTGATGCCCAACAAATTTTAAATCTCCAAGAAGCCTGGCAAAAAGCGTTTGCTTACGCCAATAAAAATACACTTGTTATCGATAAGATACTCTACCTTGATATACATAGCAGCGTTGCTAAAGAAGAAGCGATGGAATGGGGCGTCTTCCGTTCTGGATCTGTTGGGATTGCTGGGACAACATCTTATTCCGCCCCAGATGCTTCCTGCCTGAATGATATTTTCGACAAAGAACTACCATCGATTTTATCTATCAAAAATATTGAGGAACGCGCGATTCGACTTTTTCTCTGGGGTGCTTATAATCAGTTCTTTTGGGATGGAAATAAACGCACTAGTCGTATTGTTACTAACATTGTGTTAATGCATTATGATGTGGGCATCTTCAATATAAAAGCAAAAGATATTGTTGAATTTAATACATTGATGGTAGATTTTTATAATACAAATGAAACCACCTACATTTACCCCTTTTTGAAAGAAAAATGCATTGTAAAATAAAAAAACATTCCTGGATAAAAGGAACGTACAAAACTAGGAAGTGATCATATGGATTTCACAAAAATAGAAGAACTCCGTACAACGCTTAAAATGATACAACCACTAAATACTGGTGAACTGAAACGTTTGCGCGATGAATTCATGATTGATAATACCTACAACTCAAATGCAATCGAAGGAAACGTCTTAACGCTGGAAGAAACAGCACTTATCCTTCAATTAGGTATTACTATTGCAGAAAAACCAATCAAGGATCATCTAGAAGCAATCGGTCACAAGGATGCTTTTGAATACATCATGCAGCTTGCTGCTGACGAAACCGACCTCACTGAACACGTCATCAAAACCGTTCATTCTCTTGTACTTATAAATGATGCAAACAACCGTGGAGTCTACCGTAGCTTACCAGTGAAAATCCTTGGTTCTGAGCATATACCCCCGCAACCATATTTAGTACCGGTACAAATGGAAGAACTTGTCCACGACTACACAAAGATGCAACAAGAAAAACATATCATTGAAGCAATTGCTGAATTTCACCTGCGCTTTGAAAGTATCCATCCGTTCATTGATGGCAATGGTCGTACTGGGCGTCTTCTTATGAACCTGGAACTTATCAAAGCGGGTATGATGCCAGTCAATATTAAATTTACAGATCGTCTTAAGTATTATAATACCTTTGATGCTTATCGAAACGGCAATGCTATCGAAGCAATGACGACTCTTATTGCCAATTATGAAGTTGAGGAATTAGAAAAACATATTCAAATTTTAGCTCAATAATACAAAAAAAAAGACCATCCAGTGCTACAACACTGAATGATCTATGGGGTAACTAACCTGGAGGTCAATCACCTTACACACTTAAATTATACTTGATTGGCCTCTCATATACAAATGAAAGGTTGATTATATTGAAAAATCCTAACGGATATGGATCCGTTTATAAATTAAGCGGTAAACGTCGCCACCCATTTGTAGCGAAAAAAACATTGGGCTTTGACGATAACGGAAAACAGTTATATCAAGTAATAGGATATTATGAAAAGCGTGAACAAGCAATGCTGGCTCTTGCCGAATATAATAAAAATCCATTACTGATTGATAATGAAAAAATAACCTTCGAAGAAGTATTTGTTTTATGGAAAGCTAAAAAATTTGAAGGCGCTACTACTTCCACTATTAACGGATATAACGCAGCATATAAGAATTCACCATCACTTCATAACATGAAATTCAAAGATATTAAGACAATGCATATGGATGCTGCCATAAGCAATTGTAAATTAGGCTATGGCTCATTACGTAAAATGAAAATATTATATCAACAAATGTATGAATATGCTATGGCTAATGACCTGATTCAAAAGGACTATTCTGAATATGTAAAGCTTGGTGAAAATACTTCAAATCCTGACCGTCAACCATTCAGCGTTGAAGAAATTAATATGTTATTTGAAATTGAACCAACTTTACCATTCGTTGATACTATTTTGATTCTAATTTATTCTGGAATCCGTCCAGGTGAACTTTTGAATATTAAACACGAAGATATTAATTTAGATGAAGAATATTTTACTGTTACTGATTCAAAAACCGAAGCAGGTCAAAACCGGTTAGTTCCAATTAGTAAAAAAACATTACCTTATTTCAGGCGCAGGTTTGAATTAAATACACCTTATTTGATAATGCATCCAAGTAAGAATAAAAAAATGGGATATGATTATTATTATCGTGCAACATTTCAGCCTATTATGGACGAATTAAATATAAAGCATCGTCCTCATGATTGTCGCCATACTTTTGCAACACTTTTAAATAATGCAGAGGCTAATAAAACTTCTATTAAAAATCTTATTGGGCATAATTCATTTATAACAACAGAAAAAACATATACTCATAAAGATATAAATGAATTGCGAAAAGCCATTGATTTAATCTAA